TTAAGGAGACACGTAGGGTATCAGTCCCTGGTTAAGGTTTGTTACACAAAGATTGCCGGGTGAAATTCCCGGCATACGGGTAGTGGTGTAAGGTAACACAACGGAGTTTTTCAGCGTTTCTCCGGTGATACGGGGTTCGATCCCCGAATGCCCACGATTTCTAGTATTAATTTTAAGAATAAACATTATGGGAAATTTAGACGAAGCAACAAAGAGAATGGCTTCAGCAATGAATCAAATTTCAGAGATTATCACAACAAACGGGATGGATGCAATCTGCATCTTACATAAGGAAGAAGCCGGTATTTCCGCCACCCCATTAATCATCCATGGATCCTCTCTCAAAATCACACTAGCAATTGTAGAAAGCATGCTGAAATCTCCGGAAACTCGTAATCTGTTACGTGGGGCATGCGAATATTACAAAATCCGAGAAACAGAGAAAAGAACAATGACTGAAATGCCGCCTTATCTGGAGGAATTCATAGACGAATTATTAAAAAAGATGTAAGAGCAAGCTATGAAAGTTGTACACTCTCCCAGCCCATCCGCCAATCCGAAGAAAAGAGAGAAAATTAATCTTTTCGAGAATGATGATCCGGAAGAAGTTGCAGCTCTATGTCAACAATCTGCTCAGCAGGAATCAAACAAAATATTGTTAAGAATAGACGCCCGGACGCAAGTTCTCGTAGATCCTGAAGATGCGACTCTGGAACATGCGGAAAAACTACGGCAGCGGTATAAATTAAATTATCACCGCAAAGCCGTAGGAGGGCGTAAAAAAGGATAATACTATGTACGTAGACAATGACCATCGTGGTTACCTCACGATTAACGATATTCATCCTGAAGACGCAAAGCGCCTTCAACTTATTATTCAGCAAGCGGACAAGCAACTTTTATCCCATTCCATTGAAGTCCTGGAGAAACAACTTCACTCACAACTCATAGAACTTGTTTCTCCTATACAAAATAATAAACCATAACTATGCATTTTACTGATGATGACATAAAGCGCATCAAAGATGCCTCTGCTAACCATTTGGTAGACGTAGTACAAGACTTTCAGAATCTTCGCAAGTCCGGTACAAGCTACGTTTGTGACTGTCCCGTCTGCAAGGCTTCGAAGAAGTTTAGTATCAATCCTGCTAAAGATATTTATAGCTGTTTTTCCTGCCATCAGATAGCTGGAGCAGGTGCGCTTGACTATTTAATGAGAGTTGAGAAAAAAGAATTCCCTGATGCTCTCGAATACTTAGCACACAAATTTAGCATCTTACTTGATCAACGGCCGGAAGATAAAAAGAAGCCGGTTATTAAGATGAAAAAAGGGAGCAAAAAAGCTAAAGGGAATGATACAGATAGTTTTTGTGCTAAAATGCTTTCTGAATCAGGTCTGACATTTGAGGATGTTACTGCAAAAGTATATAAAACCGGCGATACTAGTTCTGTCTTTGAATTACGTACCTTTCGTCCAGGCACTATCAATGAAAATGGCGTCATCGATCCTAAAGGCGACGACGTGATCATTGAATACTATGATCTTGAAGGAATGCCGGTAACATATGCGCGAAAAGATCACCGGAAAAAAGAAACAGGAGAACGAAAAGAATATTTCCGTGTGCGATGGCAATTCCCGGATGCCCATCTTGATAAAGAGGGAAAACCTTATAAGTACAAGTCACCATCAGGAAGCGGCACCCCAATCTATATTCCAGAAAAACTGCGACGTTTATATAAAGAGAAACAGCAGATACACAGGCTTTATATTCAGGAAGGCGAGAAAAAAGCAGAAAAAGCTTGTAAGCACGGGATTCCGTCTATTGCAGTTAGTGGTATACAGAATCTCGGACTAAATGGCGCTCTTCCGGAAGATCTAGTCCGTATCATCACAACTTGTGGCGTAAAGGAAGTGGCTTTTATCTTCGATTCAGATTGGGACGACATAAGCACAAACGTCCGTCTTAATGATCGAGTCGAAAAGCGTCCTAGTTGTTTCTTCTTCGCAGCTCGTAACTTTAAGGAATATATGCGTACCTTAAAAAACCGGAATATTTATGTTGAGATATTTATTGGACATATCCAAAAGAATCCTGCTGGAGACAAAGGAGTAGACGATCTGTTAGCAAATAGTCTAAGAGAGCATGAGGACGAGTTAGCTCAGGACATAGATTATGCTTGTAACGAAAAGAAAGGCCTAGGGAAATACATAGAAATGTTCAAGATAACAACTTGGACAGATCATAAGCTGCAAGAACTTTGGTGCTTGCATGCACCTGAAGCATTCGCCGAACGCCATAAAGACATACTAAAGAATCTTCCGGAATTCGTATTTGGAAGATATCGTTGGAAATTTGACGATTCCGGTAAATTTGTCCTCGCACAGCCTTTTGATGATGACGAAAAATTTTGGGAAGAAGTTGAAAAAGAAAATCGATCCGGACAATCTCGCATCGAATACCAGTTCTGCTATGTCAACTCACATAACTTCCTACAAAATCGGGGGTTTGGACGCCTCCGAATGCTGGATAAGTCCTACCGTTTTATCCAATTGGATCCTCCGGTGGTTAGAATGATCGAGGCATCAGATGCACGCGACTATTTATTCCAATTTGCTAAGCATTATTGTAAAAAGGAAGTTAATGAAATGTTGATTAAAGGCGTTTCTCAATATGTAGGTCCGGACAAATTATCACTATTAAACTTCATAGAACCAAACTTTATAAAACCTAACCGGGAAAGCCAGTTTTTCTATTTTGATAGTAACTGCTGGTATATCACGAAGGATCAGGTTTCGGAGATGGGATACGAAAACATAACACATCATATTTGGGAAGAACAACGGAAGCAAATAAAAGCCAAGTATCTCAATGCCCCCTTGATCACTTTCAGTGTTGACTCAAATGGGCAATACTCATACGAACTTTCAGAGGATGGTAGTAAATGTCATTTTCTCCAATTTCTTATCAACGCCTCTAATTTTACATGGCGCAAATCTCCGGAAGAAATGGAACCTGATGAAATCATTGAAAACAAGATTCATTTATTGAGTAAACTATGCGCCATCGGTTTTATGGCAATGGAAGCCAAAGACAACAATGTCGCTAGAGCTGTTGTCGGCATGGACGGAAAACAATCCGAAGTTGGCGAATCAAATGGACGTTCAGGGAAATCACTGCTTGGCGAACTAATGAGACATGTTACTCCTACAGTTTACATTCCTGGTAAACGGCAGGATATATTCAATGATCAGTTTATCTGGAATGACGTACAAGAAAACACAAAGATAGTTTTCATAGATGATGTGCTATTGAATTTTAACTTTGAGTTTCTTTTTCCGAACATCACCGGAGACTGGAGTGTAAACCATAAAGGTGAAGGCAGGTTTACTATCCCCTTCTCAAGATCCGCCAAAATCTATATTGCAACAAATCACGCACTAAAGGGATCCGGATCCAGCTTCAATGACCGACAATGGCTACTTGCCTTCTCTGACTTTTATAATGATAGCCACAAACCTGTTGATGATTTCGGTACCCTATTTTTCTCGGAATGGGATTTTGATCAATGGAACCTTACTTGGAACTTATTGGCAAACTGCATCCAGCTCTATCTGCAGTTTGGAGTCATACAAGCTCCAGGCGAGAGACTCGAACAACGGAAACTCCGTCAAGAAATGGGAGAAACTCTTATATCTTGGGCAGATGAATACTTTTCAAATGAGGATCATTTGAATCGGCGTCTTATCCGCAAGGACCTATATGATGCTTTCTGTACATACGATCCGGCACAAAGGAAGTTCATCTCCCCGACGGCTTTCAAAAAGAAATTTATAATGTACTGTGAATGGAAAGGATATATTTTTAATCCTCATAAATACGATAGCAAGACCGGGAATCCATTTCAGATGGATAAAGACGGACGACCTATTATTGACGACAAGGCTGGAGGAATAGAATATTTCACAGTTGGCACTGGAACTTACACTGGTGACAGTTATTCAGCTGATACCAGCTTTGAGGATGAACAGAAACAAATAGACTTTTAAAAGATAGCGATGAATATGGGAAAAATATTACTAAATGAGGTATTATCTCATGCTGATAAGTTAAAAGAGGAAATCAAGAAACGTTTAAAATGCGAGATTGTCGATTTTGAGATTGTAGAATATGAGTCCGGGGAAATAGGTGTGCATTGGAATGCTACATACAAAAGCGAAGCTTCATACGTGGATATTCCATATAAATGGATAGTGGCAGGTATTCATTGGGGTGAAGGACTTATTAGTATGTATGCAAACCCAACTGACTTTTTAGTATTTAACAAATAAAAATGAGCCTTGGGCGGGCTTTGTAAAACCCATATATACAATGAAATCATTAGATGAAAAATCGGCTGAATATTCAGCAAAACTATGTAACCAAACAGGTAACTACACTAAGGGAGAGATTGAAACTGCTTATGTTATAGGTGCTACAGAAAACGCAGAATTGATAAGTGGAGATTCTGGAACATTCGGGCAAGCGATTGCAGCTATGCAAAGAGGATATCTTGTTACCCGTAAAGGATGGAACGGAAAAGGTATGTTTATTTTCATGCGACCTGCCGATGAATTACATATTTCTTTCGTTGCTCAAGGAATAAAGTCGCTTCCTCAGAGAGTGAAGGATTATTATTATCAGGATTGTGTCGATGAAAATGGTAATCCAATTGATTTAAAGAAAGATGATGTTGTTAAGTTCACAGCATACATCTGCATGAAAGCTGCCGATGGCACTATCGTAAACGGATGGTTAGCGTCTCAAAATGATATGTTGGCAAATGACTGGATGATATTTGAGTTTTAACACACTGCCATATGGTGGTTGAACGTCCGCCGTATGGCTCAATACAGAATAGAAAGGAATCAAATGAAAGTAAAAATAAGAAAGACAGGTGAGGTAGTAGATATAATAACTTACTCCGGTCATACATACAGAAGTGATATTGATGTTGTATCCTATATTGACAGCAAAGGTAATGAATGTGTTGATATGAAGATGAATCGTTTTTGGGACTTTGAGGATGTAGAAGAATGTAATTTATCTACAAAAGAAAGCCTTATTGATTGGGAAGAAAGACGTTTCCAGCTTGTAAAAGCTGCAATGCAGGGAAATTTACCACAAACTGTATTTGACAAAGAAACATTTTGCAAATATTGCATTGCAGTCGCCAATGAAATGATTAATCAACTTAATTCATAACAGAATAGAAATGAGCAAAATGAATGGAAAAGAAAAAGCAAACTTTAGAAGTCTGCTTAGTATATGGTTTGTTAGAATTATCAGAGGTGGGGACTCGAACCCCACAAACTTCGCCAAGGCGCTGCTTACACCCTTTTAGCTTCAACGGTTGGTTTTCCTCACTCGGACTCCGAAGAGAAGCGAGCGTACAGAGACCGAAATCTCTAAAATCCAATTCAGTTTTTGATAAACGGATTTTTTTATTGGATTCAACGATGCAAATTTAATTAAAAAAAACAATATACCAATGATAATAGCATGGTTTTCTTGCGGTGTAACATCCGCAGTCGCTTGTAAGATAGCATTAAGCTTGTATAATGATGTGCGGCTTTACTACATAGAGACAGGTTCTTGCCACCCAGACAACGCTCGTTTTCTGTCTGATTGTGAAAAGTGGTACGGGCAACCTATCCACACTATCCGAAGCAATAAATATAAATGTGTAGCCGATATTCTACGTAAAGGCTATATTAACAGTGCGCATGGTGCCGCCTGTACTCTTGAACTGAAAAAGAAAGTCCGGTATAAGCTGGAAAAAGAATTGAAAGAATGGGACGGGCAAGTATGGGGCTTTGATTACGACCCTAAAGAGATAAACCGGGCAATTCGATTAAAACAGCAGTACCCAAACACAAAGCCACTGTTTCCGCTTATTGAAAAGCAGATTACGAAATCTGATGCTATGGGGATGCTTTGGAAAGCTGGCATTGAAATTCCGGAAATGTACAAGATGGGTTACAATAACAATAACTGCATAGGTTGTGTGAAAGGTGGCATGGGCTACTGGAATAAAATCCGGAAGGACTTCTCAGGTGTATTCAACCAAATGGCACAGATAGAACGTGATGTTGGCGCAACATGCCTAAAGGATAAAGACGGTCGCATCTTCTTGGACGAACTACCAACATGGCGGGGGGACACAATAGAAGAGATTATACCGGATTGTTCTCTTATCTGTCAGATAGAGTTTCAAGAAATACTTGATAGGCAGGTAGAACGAGTTTTGAAAGGAGAAATTAGTATTAATGATGTAGCCTAATTAGGCTCAAAAAGAAATAAGCATGAACAGAAATGAAGTAGATGAATTTATTGAAGACAATTTCGGTCCTCATGATAAATTAGCCATATTGGAATTGGTAGACGAGGTTAAGAAAGATGCAGTACATGCATTCGCAATATCATGTCCGCTCTTTGAAGAGAAAGATGGCCTTATGGTATGTCATAAGGAAGAATCTCCATACACTGAATGCCTTCACCGATATTTCAATATACGTAACAAGAAAGATATGCCACAAGGGATTAAACCTTGTAAGTATATAGAGAATTTTATCAAAGAAATCAATTTATAATAATTACACAAATGAGCGAAGATCGAGGCGCTAATATCCTGGCGGCCATCCAGCAAATGGCAATGGATAATAATCAAGGTCTGAGAATGACTACCACATTAGTCAATGTTACAGAAGAACAGCGTGGAAGTATAGTCGGATTCGGTACAGAAAAGGAGATGGGCGAGGACGCCAAGTTCCAAATCCGAACAGGCATGCCCGGAGAGTATCTGGCATGTGCGTTCTTCATAAAACGGAGTGAACTAAAAAAATACCTGGAACATGAATAGAATGAGATGGTTCGTCATCGGACTCCACCTATATGTATTTCCGCCAGAACCGGAAGTAGGAGACATCGAGGCTTTACACAACTGGATCCCACAAAAAAAAGGAATCATTGAGACGCTAAAATTCAGGTTTCACACCGGTATTTGGAGCTATACAGCAGGGAATATAAATTATCAATTTTAAATGCACTATCACTATTCTGCACTTAAGCATGGGAACCTATCAAGAAATATTAGACGAAGTTCTTCCTCTATACCGGCAGGATCCGGAACGCTTCATGCGTTTCTATCACGCCGTCAATAACATTCTTGCTACAATACCTGAAGGCAAGAGTATTCTTATAGCTGACCATTGTAAGCCTGCATCACGTGATCTATTCATTAAAATAGCTTGTATGTATATTATTGAAGAAACAACAAGGAAAGATGTCTTGGATGACTTTTTAGAGTTTTCTGACGATTATAGCAGCATTCGACATGTGCCTAAATTAGTGCCGGCACATGTCCGGCCACACTTTTACTCGAATCGAAGATGAGTAGATTATCCCAATTTATTACTCTGTAAAGATACTAATTTTCACTGATATACGCAACATTATGACAATAAAAAAAGAGAATAAAATAATGGTAGTAATAGCCCCATCGAGCGATGAACGGGAACTATTCATTTCCCGCCTGGCCGTTCGGCTAGGTTTTGCCAAAGTCCCTTCGGATGCTAAAAAAATCATCCGCAAGGATATCTATTCCTTTGACCTGCCTACTGCCTACTTCATTCTCTGCAGTAACTACAACTTTCGCGGCTCTGTCATCACGACACAGCGTCTCTACGAGCTTGCCGCAAGGGGTATCTGCGTAGTCGTTGGCGTCAAGTCACTACCGCGTGAGTACGAATTGATATCGCAAGTGTTTTATCCTGATGATTTGCGCTAACATAAGTCGAATCATTTATTGCCCGGTGATGCTTCTGCATTACCGGGCTTTCTTTTTCCGTTCCCCTCGCCTCCCCTTCATTCATCAAGAACGTTTTGAACAAATGTGCAGGGGGAGAGACGCCAAGCGCAGACAGGGGGACATATATATTTTTTTTATTTTTCTTTCTTTCTTAAAAATACCCTACCTAAAAATAAGGGAAAATTTTGTGCTTTCGTGCAGACACCCTTTTTTCGGCATTTATTACATTATAAATCAGATATTTAAACACCGCACGATTTTCGTACAAAAACGTACGATTCGTACAAAAACGCACAAAAATGCATTTTGTACGGAGTACGAAGATTTTGTGCTAAAAAGTACACTATTTCGTACGCCATTAACTATCTGATAAACAACACATAAACAGAAAGCATAGCTCATTTAGCACGATTGCACAAAAAAATAGTACGGTATCAGCAAGGGTTATATGTACAATACCTCGTTTTTTTATTGATAAAGGCAAGGATTACTCAGTTATATTTTGTACATTAGCTCCACACCTAAACCACTATGCTTTATATGATTACTACTAAGATTGAAGTTCCACAGCATCTTAAGGAGTATCTGATCGGAAAGTTCTGCAATTTGCAGGACTCTCCGATTCGCTTCCCGGATAAAACGGATATCTACCATTTTATCTACGATCTGTTAGAACGTCGTCCAGCTAACATCTTTAAGGATCATGGTAATCTCACCATCATCCTTCCTGAACGTACTACCGGGAAGGATCCTAAAACTTACAATTACCTGGGAATACGTTCACAGATAATTCTCATTCGCAAGATCGAGAGAATGCTATGGGCAGAGGTACATGATTACCTGGATGAGCAAAAGCACACTTACGGAATTACCTATATCGACGGGATACACAACTTCATGACTTGCTATGGGATTGATTCCATCAGCGAAGATGCATTCAAGAAGAATTATTATCGCTGGAGGGCTAATCTTCGACGAAAAGAGAAAAAAAGAGGCTATCACCGCACAAAAACATGACCGAGCAAGTGTAGTTAATTGTCCCTTTTTTGATCAAAAAATGTTCTAAAAATGCGTACTAATTGAAAATCAACAAGTTATGAATAACATCAATAATATGGGAGGCATATTATTTGCCGAAATCCTGAATACAGACGAAATAGCCCTGTTTGCAGTACATCAGAACCAGGCATGCATCAGAAGCAAGGAAGGACACGACTGGTATCCGCTTCCAACGCGAGGAGTCATTGAAGCTCCAACTGTCGCTTCCGATGATACTAAAGACGCAGGAATCACATATAAGCATTCAGCGACCATCCAGTTTCCCCGATCCGCATTAGAGGGGAATACAGCAAACGAGCTGCGCAATAAAGTTCAGACAGGCTGTGTTCTACGCTGTCAGGACACACAGGGACACAAGTATATCTATGGCACGAATGAATACCCACTCCTCGGAACCTTAAACCTGATTATAGGGAAAAAGGTAACCGACTTCACCGGATATGAGCTGAAACTTGCCGGGACCTCATTACATTCGATGCTCTCCTATATCGAAATTTAACCGTCCTTCTGCACCCTCACTAATAGGCGTATCATTGCACCAAAATCAGTGCAATGAGCCAAAAACGTATCATTCTTTCCGATTCATCGCTTAATCGTTACGGTTACCGGGTCCTTACCTCTGGAATGCTCCTCGAAGCATTCAAGAAGAACCCGGTGATGCTGTATATGCATTTTCGTGATGAAGGATCTCCCATTTGGGGAGAAACTAAAGCTATCGGGCATTGGGAAGATATACAGCTTGAAGGCGATGTACTTTCTGCCATTCCTGTTTTCGACAAGGTTGATCAACTATCTAAAGACATTGCCGCAAAATACGAAGCAGGGACTTACAACGCCGCAAGTGTCGGTATCCGCATCATTGCTACATCAGCCAACAAAGACCTTCTGGTACCTGGTCAGACTCGCGAAACAGTTACAGAGTCAGAGCTGATGGAAGCATCCATCGTGGACATACCGGCAAATTCCAATGCCGTTCGCCTCTATGATCGTTCCACATCCGTTCTTCTGGCAGCGGGTATGGACACGAATTCCGTGCCAGCATTATCAACAACTTCATTCAAAGACAAAATGACTCTAAAAGAATCATGGTCAGCTTTTTTATCTTTTCTGAATATCAGTCAAGATAAGGCAGTAACGACCGAATTATCAGCAGAGAACCTCGACTCCCTGCATAATGAATTCACCCGTCTGAAATCGGAGAACAGTTCTCTCGTACATGCTAAACAGGAGATCGATCAGAAATTATCTGATGCGACTACTGAAATAGCGACTCTCAAGACAACAGTAAGTGAAAAAGATCAAGAGATCGCTAATCTGAAAACCGAGGTAAGCGGCAAGGATTCAGAGATCACTCAACTCAAAGAACAAGTAGCCAACCTAAAGAAAGCTCCGGCACCAGGTGAACCAGCTCCTGCCCCAAAGGGTGAACCAGCCGCAAACGGAGGAAAAGAGGAACTGGCTGCCTACTGCGAGGAAAATGCCGGCAATTATCAGGGAATCACAGAACGCCTGAAAGCCGACGGACTCCTTTAATTTACTAACCTACCTTAACTATTTAAAGAATATGTCTCAAAAATTAATTGACGTATCGAAACTGAACCAAACCTTAATCACATATGATAAGGCGCTTCGCGCTCTTCCATTTGCTACCCTGCAGGAAGTTGCCGCAAAATTGGGATTGAACGTGATGGATCTGCAAGGTAAACATGCCTTGATCAATGAACGCCGTCGTGCCGGCGGAACTCAGTCTTACAAGATTGGTAAGAACTTCCGGCTGGTTGATAAGCTGCTCGGCTATGAACCTTCTGTTATCGAACCGAAGGATGTTGTATGTATCACAAAGGAAAACTCTCAAAAATACGATGACGGTGAACTGTTGATCGTAGGAGGTCAGCCGGTCAGCAACATCAATAAGAAACATCCTCTTGAAACACGTGTTGCCTTCACATTAGTAAAATCCCATGTTGAAGATGTAGTATATACATTGTTTCATGCAGAACGTGATGAAGACTCAACTTCACCGTCAGGTGCATTTGATGGTCTGTTCACCAAAGCCGACATGCTGATTACAACAGGTGATGTCAATGCTGCTCGCGGCAACTTTGCCCCATCAGGTCTTTTTACTTTGCCTACAAAGGATACAGACTCCGCCGCTTATGAAAATTTGGTTGAATGGATTGGTGGTGCCAACACTTACCTGCGTTCCTCCAAGTCAGGAATTCCACAGTTACTTTGTGCCGAAACGGTCTTGATAGCTGCACGCTCTGCTCTCCGCAACAAACTGAGTATGCAGGAATATCCTTCCATGCAACGCATGATTGAACTTTTGCGTGAAGACGCAATGTGCCCTGCGCTTGAAATCCTCTCTCACGAAGCATTGGGACAGGGATCACGCCTGGTTCTTCAGAAGAAAGGCAATATGGATGTTGCCTTCAATACCCAAGCCGCAACCAAGTTCTGTCAAATTCGTGATATCTACGAAGATCCGAATGAATGGCAGTTCTGGCTGCAAACCGGTTATGACACCCGTATCCGCGACTGGCATGAAAAAGTATACCGCTGTAATGAGCAAAAGAATGAATCTCTTGACCTCGCAGGAGACTATTGCAAGACCGGAGGCGTACAAGTGGATATCACAGGAACGGAGAATGCCGCTTGGGCCATCAAAGGCAAAGTTGCTGAACGTAGCAATGGTCAATGCATCATTGGTCTGACACCCGGTAAGTACACTATTGAGTTTACTGCTGTAGACGGTAAGACTAAACCTGCCGATCAGGAAGTGACTGTAGTGGAAGGCGAGGTAACAACCGCAACCGGTGCTTATACCTAAACTGAGATAAAAAAATGAGCGGCCATTTTTGGTCGCTCTATCCTATTCACTCTTAACAATTACACTAATGAAAAAATATACTTACCTAATTCTCTGTTTGTTATTTGTGGCTTTGGTTATTGCAATCCCGGAGCTGCACCCTCAGACATGTCATCTTGATGGAAATACATTGACCATGTTGGCAGCTGGTCCGGCCTTCGCACCGCTGAAATGGAATGTCGGTCAAAATAATATGGGTGGATATAAAGGACGGTTACTGTTCGTCCCATTTGATGCACCCAATACAGTACCCACCGTTCCGGATCCCGGCAAAGCAGCAGACAACGAGGCGTTAGTGACGGCAGCCGGTACATTTGCTTTTCCTGCAGAAGGGACGTATAAGCAACCTATTTATCTATATAGTACAGACGCGACAGTCGAATATAAAGCGGAGCAGCAGGGAGAAGCTGACGGGATCAGCTATAAACAGACGCTAAGTTTCTTCTTCCCTGGTAATACCCCTGAAATGCATGCGTTCAATGCATTGGTAAAAAACACAGCAGGCTATTACATCTTTGAGGATTCGGACGGTAAACAAATGATCATGGGACAACCGGGATTATACGCTTCTACCGCTCCTTCCTTCAATGGAGGTAAAGCAAGAGGTGACCGTCGCGGTACCACCTATACGGCTACCGCCGACTCCAATTACTCTGCGATCTTCCTTGAAACTCCCATAGATATGGAAGTGACAGGCGGATTTAAACCAGCTCCCGCGCCAGAATCATGATCAGACAAGAACAACTCAGCCAATGGTTAGGGGACCGTCAGCGCAAATATGCTGACGGCCTGGTTCTTTTCAATGCTCTCGCAAAGGAAGCTATGAAAAAGAAATTTGCTGCTTACCTGGCAGCAGCTCCGGAAGATCCCCACATCTTTGATCCGCATTTCACCCAACTCGTTAATTGCTTGTCCAAACTCGACAAGGAGATTAAATTCTCCCCTTCCTTATATCCTGCCGCAATGGAAGAAATTGTTGTAGTAAAGACCATGAGCGAGAATGATCGAAAAAAAACGATCGAATCCAAGCAAGCGAATATCGCCTCCCTGGAGGAGTTGGTCAATAACCTTCGATCACGAATTGATAGTTTGGAGGACGACAGTGAAAGTCACGCTGATGAACTTGTTTCCCTTCAGGAACAGTTTGACGAGAAGATGTCAGAGCTATCTGCCTTACAGAACGAAGTGAACGCTCTGAACACACCAGGCGTCAAGATCATCACAGAAGAATCACTCAGCCCATCTATTCGCAAGGCTTATGCCCGTATCAAGGAAATCGCACCTCTATATGCAAGCCTGCATAACGATGTAGCTAATTCGGAGATCCCGGCAGAAGAACGGCAGCCTATAGCCGAAGAGCTCTGCAAGCTCGATGACGAACGCCGCCGGCTTTGGAAACAAATCGATGCCTGGGCAGAAGGAAAAGGTGAACTGAACCTTAAAGAGAAACGACCGGTATACAGTGATAATGGCGTAGTACGCGGTATTGAGATCGCCCGTCAGATTAAACGTCTGAAACAAAACATTACTAACAGCCAATCTGCTGCTAACCGCGCCGAATCTCAAGGTAAAAAGACTGTTATGCAAAATGCCTTAGATCGTGTTGCCGGCTACCAAGAAGAACTGGCAGCACTGGAAAAGGAAATTGCGACGCAACAGAGCGCAAGTAAGGAATAACATCAGAGGCATTGCCCCTGGATCTATGAACAGTTCATGCACAAGCGAGGGCGATACATCTAGTGTTGCCCTCGCTTTCGTTTGAATACAACAAACCACTATAGTTATGCCTAAGAAAGATCCTACATACGACCGGATAGAACGTGCCTTGTTCAAGGACAAAGAGGATGCATCAAGCATCCTGTCCCAACGGGAAATGGAAATCAAAAAACGAATGATGCTATGTGTCAGCAAAAAAATGGAAGATCCTCTGATCCAAGACACCGAACTTGTCAACTTCCTGATGAATGGATGCGGAGGTAACACAGATGCCGTATCACAATCACAAGCATACCGGGACATCGGCATGATCAACAGATTAGTTGGTAACATTCAACTGGCCGCAAAAGCCTGGTATCGGTATATGATTGTAGAAGGTGGGAAAAAAGCCTTCAATATGGCCATAGACAAAGAAGATGCCAAGGGAGCAGCTGCAGCGTTGGACAAGATAGGTAAATACACTCGCTCGGACAAAGAAGATGAGAAATTCGACTACTCTCAGCTCGTTCCTCCATCGTTCGAACCTTCAGACGATGTTACCCTCCTCGAAGGTCTGGAACCTATTGAAGACCTGGAAGGAACCAGGTCAGAAATGCGAAGCAGATTCAAAGGTATGTTGAGCAAAAAAGCGGTGGACATTCGTCCCATCGAAGAGGAGGAAGAAGAATGAGTACACACCCCTCTCCTATCTTATCTGCCCGTGAACGTCGCAGAAAGCAATATGAAGTCGTTGACAAATTCTTCAATAAGATGCAGCGCCAGGCGATGGCCATCAACGCACATGACGAGTATATAGTCGCATCACGTGGTACCGGAAAATCCGAAGGTATTGATGCCCGAATTATCCTTCGGAATGTATGGGAAATGCCGGGATCTTTGGGTGGTCTCATCTCTCCGTCATACGCCAAGGCATGGGGAAATACTCTCCCGGCAATCTGCAAGGCTTTGGCTGAATGGGGATACATTCAAGGCATTCACTATGTTGTTGGTCACAAAGCACCGGCAAGCATGGGATTCGCCAAACCAGTCCGTCCCGTCCTAGGTGAAGGCTGGAGCAATGCATTCCATTTTTGGAATGGTACGGTCATGGTGATCCTGTCATTCAACCAGGGAATGTCTGCCAACTCCATGTCGCTGGATTGGGTGATAGGTCCTGAAGCTAAGTTTCTCAACTATGAGAAGATTAAAAGTGAGGTGGATCCTGCCAACCGAGGCAACCGGCAATACTTCGGTGAATGCCCGCACCATCACAGCGTAAGCTATTCCACAGATATGCCGACCGCATCAATGGGAAAATGGATCCTGGACAAGATGGATGAAATGTCCCCACCTCACATCAACCTGATCAGAAACTTATATCTCAAACTGCAGGAGTACAAACGCAAGCCACTCACGGACCATGTGATGCGTCAGATCAAAGAATATCAATTTGACCTGGATCTAGCGAGGAAATATCAGCCTCCAATCAAACCGCAGCCAGGGAAAACCAAAGAGTACACGGTTTTTTATGGTGAATACGATGTATTCGACAACCTTGAAGTATTGGGAGAAGATTTTATCTGGCAAATGTATCGTAACTCACCACCGCTAATTTGGCGTACCGCTTTCATGAACGAACGCCTGTTCCGTGTACCAAACGGCTTCTATTCTGCGTTGGATGATAATATTCACTTCTATATCCCGAAAGACAATGGACGCCTCCGGAATCTTGGGTGCAACTGGGGAAAACTGACCTCCTGTGGCTGTTTAGGAGACGGAGATCTTGACTTCGATCAGGAATTGCACCTTGCATTCGACTCAAATGCATCCATCTCCACAGCTGTCGTAGGCCAACTGAATGAACATACGATGCGCGTTCTCAAGTCATTTTATGTCAAAACACCAGGGAAGCTACAAGATCTTGTCAAGATGATAGCCGACTACTACCGTCCGAAACTTAATCACGATATAGTAGTCTACTATGATCATACGTTCACCTGGGAATCAGGATCCACTACAGAAACTTATGCCGATATCATTGAACGGGTATTCAAAGAGAATGGATACAACGTGACGATGGTCTATGTCGGTCAAGCCCCGAAACATGAGTGGAAGCATCTGAATATAGACTTGACTCTGAAAGGAGATCCGCAATTCTTGTGGATCCAAATAAACTTGCATCAAAATGAATTTCTGAAGATCGCAATGGAACAGACTGGCATCAAGCAGGGAAAGAATGGATTTGAGAAGGATAAAACGCCTGAAGGAAGCGATGACACTCCTGATAATCCGGATGAATATAAGACGCACATAACTGATGCATTTGACACGCTGTGGTTAGGCATGAACTTCTATTTCACGGCACCTGGATCAAACTCTAGTGGTGTATTCTTCCTGAATAACAGGTAGCCACCAACCAGTCTCAAGCAATTCTCATAGAAAAAAAGGCAAAGAGCTGATAACCAATAAAAGGGGAGGAAAAAGAGGGAATATTTTCTCTTTTTTCTCTCGTCTGACCACGCACCGCCCTAAGAAAATGTTTCGATCTAAAGTTTTTTTTCACCCCTTATATGCTGGACCTCACTACTTGTAAACAAATTTCGTTTTTATCATTTTGGGGCCTCTGCCATGTCCTTTACGACCTACTGCATACCCGATACCTTTGCTGAAAAACAAGACATGGACCCCATCCTTAAACAACAATTGCTCGCATTCATACTTGGTGGTAGCTTTCTATCAACCATCACAGGATTCGTCACCCTCAAATACACTAAAAAGCAGGCAGAAGCTAAAGCTCTAAGCTCTGTACAGGACGTATATCAAGAGCTCATCGCTGACCTGCGAGCTGATAAGCTAGCTATGAAAAAAGACAAAGAGGAAAGCGAAACGAGGTGGACAACTCGCATTGAGAAGCTGGAAAATAATCAGCAATCGCAGGATAAAAAGATAGCGGATAACGAAAAAGAAATAGCTGATCTCAAACGATTCAAATGTATAAACCTATCGTGTAACAATCGAAAACAATGAAACACTATGCACACATTCTTATTTGTACTGCCTGCCTTGCATGCGCTTGTTCTTTTTGTGGTTGCCGTGCTACTTATCAAAACGATAGTAGCACTCAAGAGCAAACCCGTCTTTCTATCTCAGACTCAGCTCTACGCATCAGAACTGAAGATGCCTGCTCCCGATTCAACCTTAATCAAGAAGAAGCAGACAAAGGCTGGAAAGTCAAAGTTAACTTCGACACATCAAAGCCGGCAGATCCGGAGACCGGCTTATCCCCGATATCGAATATCGAGATTGAAGGGAATGAAAAGACAGTTAAGACCTTGCTACAGGAAGATGACACTATACACGTATCTGAGAGTCAAGAAACGAAGAATGATCTCACGCTTCAGCAAAGAAAACAGTCAGCCTCCCACAAAGATGCCGGAAGTTCTGTAGCTGCTGGGATAGACAACGGGATCCAGTATGGCCTAATCATCGGGATCCCTATTATTCTTATCATCTTAACATTAATCATCCATGCAAGATTCAAGCAAAAGGATTCATCAAAGTAAAATATGGAAGCTGATGGAACGATATGCGGATGGGAAGCCTATAGAGTTTTCCATCCAGTTCTGCAAGAAGAGTACCGGGGAACTAATCACTTATGAACGTGCTGTACTCACTTCATTTCATAGCAGCGGTAGTACAATCAATGTACTGCAAGCCGGTGAAGCCACACCACGCAAGATCCGGCGCTGCCTTATCACCCAGTTTAATCATCTCAAAGTATATTTCTAATGAAATCAGAGCAACAACCTAACCTAGTTATGAAAGGGTACGAAACCTATGCAGTCCTGAAAGGAGGTGAGAAAGTTATTCAATTCAGTGATAACAGCGACATTGTGACTGACAAGGAGGCATCAGCCGTTGAAGTCGTCCCTAAGGGAAAGAAGGATCCGATCAAGTTCATTCCACGCGGAAGGAATAACGACATGATGTACGACATCATGCGTAAAATCGGCACCAACGTTACCATCGGCAGTAATGTTGAATTTAAGAATAAAGTCGTGTTTGGAGACAGCATCCTTGTCTACAGGAAGAAACGCGACGGAAAAACCCGCAAAATCATCAAAGAAGAAGTGCTTCCGGAAGAAGAACCCGAAATCTTTGAGTTTCTTGAGAACAATAACTTCAACTTCATCCGTGTAGAGCTCGCTAATGATCTTGTCATCTTCTACGATGCTTATTTAGAGTACATACTCAGCAATGATCCGAAATCGCCCAAACTCGTACAGATCAAAGCAAAAGAGGCAACCTGCTCACGTATTAGCGAGATCGATGAGAAGACAGGCAAAAGTGAATGGCATGGATATTCAGCGGAATGGAAGAAAGGTACCCCTGAAGATCTTGTCGCCACTCCCCTGCTCGATCGCCAGACCCCTTTGCTGGATCTTAAGAAAAGGATGGGACTTGCCCCTGATGATGAAGGAAACCTCGTCATCGGGAAAGATCGCAGATTCATTCACAATCTGCGCATTTCGACGCCAGGACGCTTTTATTATAGCCGGCCCTATTGGTGGAGCGTATTTGCTTCAGGATGGTATGACTTCTCCTGTGCTATTCCCATCTTCAAGAAATCCCTGATTAAAAATCAGATGGCTCTCAGATATATCATATATATCAAGGATACATTTTGGGAGAAGCTATTTGCAGACGAAAAGGTCGTCAAAGATGATGAAAAAACTGCCCGCAGGCAAAAGTTCCTTGAAGACATGAACGATTTCCTGGCCGGCGAAGAAAATGCCGGAAAAGGCTTTATTTCACATTTCAGGTATGACAGAGTAAAAGGCTTCGAGGATAAGGACATCATCATTACTCCTCTTGAATCGTTCTTCAAAGGTGGCGAATATATTGAGGATAGCGAGGAAGTAAGCAACATGATGTGTTATGGAATGGGAGTACATCCTTCCATCATCGGATCCGCACCCGGTAAAGGCAAAAGCATTAATGGAACTGAAGCACGCGAACTGTTCACCATCGAGCAAGCCCTCATGAAGATGTACCAGGACGCAACCCTTGAACCTCTGTACTTTGCCAAGGCAGTCAATCAATGGCCTTCGGACATCTATTTCTCTGTAACCAACTGCCAGCTCACCACCCTTGATCAGGGAACGGGAGCTACAAAAAACACAGGTCTAACTCCAGAAACTGAAGAAAAATGAACGCATTAATTCCCGATATTGAGACCTTAAAGAAGGTAGTCAAGATCAATTCGTCATTGCCTTATGAATCTATTGAACCGTATATTGAGGATGCTCTTGATATCTATGTTAAACCCTATGTAGGGCAATCCGTCATTAAACAAGCTCTGACAGACCAAGGATCTGAGATATATAGCAAATTATTGCGTGCGCTTGGACCGCTGACCTTAATGCTTGCGACGAATGAACTAGGAGTCATGTTCGGGGATACCGGCATCACGGTCAGTAATGTACAAGGACAACGTTCCCCGGCCAGTGATTCAAAAATAGCGGCGGCAAAGGAGAACCTGTGCTTCCGGGGAATGCAAGCTCTTGACCGGCTTATAACCTATCTGGAAGAAAATAAGGAAGATTTTCCGGAATACGTAACAGACCATATTTCCCCTTTCTGCTTTATCCGGAATGCACACGATTTTCAGGATCTTGGCATGGTAGACATCGATTACTCCACCCTGTCTTATCGTATCATGTACCCCACAATCCGTCAGCTTCAGGAACGAAATATTCGTGAAATGATACCGGACAATGTATATGCGGATTTAAGGGAAGCATACTCTAAAGATAAACCGATACCCAAGCAGCAGGTTCTCATTGATCATATCATTCGTTTTCTTGCAAATAAGACGGCAGAGCTCTATACCTCACAAAAGACAACCGAGCAACGTGTCGCCAGCAAAGCAATAGAATATTCACCTGCCATCCGCCCGATTTATCAGGATCCGGACGCAAACGGTAATTTCTTTGCTAGTCAGGCAACCTACTATGCCGGGAAAATACACACTTATCTGGCCGAAAATGCAGAAGAACTAGGCATTGAAACAAGATCCCAAGCTATTGACTTTAACTCCAAGAAAAAGAAGCTATTCACTTCAATATCATAATACTATGCATACGATACAAATCAATGACGATACATACACACTTCCTGGAAGCTGGGACGAGCTCACCCCGAAGCAGCTCCTATACCTGGTTAAACTCACTAAATCGAATATACCGGTAGAACAAGTTAAGATCTACATGATGCTCTATTGCCTGAAAGCTCACGTATGCCGGCACAAGAAAATTTTCAAAGAATATGTCCGTATCAAAATTGGGCAGGAAAGTGAAACAGTCCGCTTCCGGATCCGCAGCCGTCGGTACCTCCTTCATCCCGAAGAGATCAGCCTGCTCGCTGATCAATTTCACTTCCTGATGCGTGAGGAAGAAAACCGTATCACTTCACAGAGGCTGTATCTCATTAATCCGGAACTGACAGTCAATCCTTACCCGACACTCCGCTTCCGGTGCCGGAAATTCATCGGGCCGGAAGATCAGCTGTTCGATATCACCTTTGAGCAATTCATGTATATGCAAACCTATTTGGATGCGATGCAGCTGGATCCTCAAAAGATCAACCATCTCCTAGCCTGCCTGTGGCATCGTGGAAAAGAATTTGATATCAATCGTCTGGACAATGATGCAGCTATACTGAAACGTCTTCCTGACGACAGGAAGATGATCATGTACTGGTACATTCTTGGAAGCCTCTCCTGCATGAGCGCAGCCTATCCACGAATATTTTCAGGAGAAGGAAAAAATAATGGGCGTATATTCGATGCCCAGCTGCGACTACTTGATTCCCTGTCACATTCTGACATGACCAAGAAGCCGGAGATTCGGAAAGGTTTGTTGCTCGATGCGCTGTACTCGATGGATGAATCCATCAGGCGCAAGGAAGAAACAGAAGAGAACTTGAGGAATAGATAGAAAAGTTTGTTACTAGCAAACTTTTTATTCAATTTTGTTTGTTACTAACAAACTTTTATCTATCTTTGTAGAGTCATAAGAAACGCGGGTGACGTCCGCATAAGTTCTTTTATATTATGGAACAATTGTTCAAGGCTATCCAAGCGATAGCAGAAGCGAATCCCGATGGATTCACGGTTGACCTCACAACCTTAAAAAAGGTCACAAAAGGCATTTCAGTCGCCTATCTCGAAACCCAAGACAGTTTTGGAGAAGAAGGACTGAAAAGAGTTCTTAACCATGCTTTAATGCACGAAAAGAAAGTCGGTGGATGGTTCAACGAAGAAAACGGAATGTTCTACTTCGATTCCATCCGGATTTTCACTAATCTCGAAGAAGCCAAGCAATTCGGACGTGAAAATGGGCAGATCGCTATTTTCGACATTGGGCAAATGAGACTCATCAAATTGTGATCCGGAGGGGCGAAAGCCCCTCCATTACAAAGTATATTGCATTATTAAATACCCGATTATCAAAACGTAAATTGATGAATTATGAAGAATCTTGAATTACTACCTCTCCCTGCCGAGAGTAAAAAGCGGATCGACGAGTTCGCAAGGCAGTATCAGCGCATGGGGCACATCTCTATTGAGGTTGTATCCTATAATGAAGGTCGCTTAATTGTTCGCGCTGAACAAAAAGACCTAGTAAATGACAAATTCCTCTCCAAAAAGGAACTGACTGAACGTATCCGTGACATGTTTAAGGGAGAGATCCCGGACGACTGGAAGCTCACTGTGTCAGCCGTGAACTTCGATCGCAAAGATATCGACGGAATCACGATTGACTGGATCAAAAGACGGATGGAACGCTTAGGATTAAAAAGCAAACATCTGAGCAACTATACAGGCATTGACAAATGCACTGTATCCTCACTCCTGTCCGGAGACAAGGAACTGACCAAATGGCACAAGGTAGCGCTATATTACTTCTTTAAATATTACGAAGTAGCCAACTTCTAATTTTCATTTGTAAGCGGAGCAAAAAACTCCGCTTACTTTTTGCCGAATCTGAAAAAGATTGTACTTTAGCACCTGCCCAATATCGTTATTAAAACATGAATCCCTTACCATAGTGTAACCAGACAGCTGGTTCCGGCTAATAACACCGGTGGGCGCACTATAGTGAGGGATTCGCCATATTACTATGATATATACCAACTTCAATGTAGATTTGTCTTCAGAAGACAGTTCAAGTGATCCTTACTATGGTAGTGGAAGTAGTTCAGATGAATCCGCACCATTACCAGATATTACGAGTGACACTCCGATAGAAACCAATGGTTTGGATACAAGCGACTTAGTCAATAAATAGCAAATGCTATTAAAAAAGAAACGACAGCCATAAAAGAGCCGAATATCAGAAATACAAGAGAGCGTTTAGTATGTTTGACTCTTTTTTTATTCATTTCTTCCTGCTTCGTTATTTTCTCTTGAAGTGCAACTAATTCATCGCTGACAACTTGCTTCTTTTGATCAGTATCTTTATCTTTCCCTTTAAAATAAGCTATATATTGCGGTATAGTGAATTTATCAGGTTCTTTCCCAGGCGCGAAAACAGTATGTGGCTTGATGACGTGATAAATGTAACCGATGGAAATAAATGTAAAAACAACAATAGACAAACATCCGGAAGTCAAAGCATCATCATCATTTACACTCAAATGCGTGAGAATATATCCTATTGCAGCTGTTAAAATGCCAAAATAGATAGCAAACAAAGTATATCCTCTTTCAGTTATAAGAGATTCTACACGGACAAGATCATTATGGCGAACCATAGCCTGTTCATAATACCATTCTATAAGCGATAAATCGATTACTTTTAATTGTTCTGCAGTGAGTCTTTCCATGATCTATATATTTTTTGAGCTAAAATACATTTTTCTTTTGGAGCAACAAAGAAACTTTTGTACTTTAGCCGTTGCCAAATAATTAATGAATAAACATGAATCCCTTTTCATTGTGTAATCCGTAAAATCGGATTAAGGTCTTTATATAACCTTTTGGCGCGCGATGATAAGGGATCCGCCCGTTCAATATGGAACTTAAAGATTTTATCAAATCGACAATTACTCAAATAAAAGAATCGGTAGAAGAGTTGAATGAAGAGTTTGAAGAAGGAAAAGCCATAGTCAATCCTTTATCTGCAAAATCTCTCAATCGTAGTATGATTGGACGAACTGGTGCTAACGTTACAGATATAGATTTTGACCTAAGTCTATCTGTCACGGAGACAGATGGCAAAGAAGGTAAAATAGGCATCATGTCAAGTATTATAGGGATGGGAGCTTCTTCTAAAAGTGATAATCAGAATATATCCACCAATCGAATACAGTTCACCATTCCTGTAATGCTTCCCTACAAGAAGCCTTGCGATTGACTTTATCTGTGGCTATATACTCATAATAGCGCAATGCATATAGATAGATGTATATCACTACATGCCTTAGAGCCTTCTATTGTCTCTAAGGCATATTTCAGGCAGCGTTTGCGTAATTTCCGCTCCCTTTTACTTTTGAAGTATCTAAGAATACAGTTCATGGTACAATATTTTGAGCTAAAATACAACATTATTTTAGTACATTCAATTTTATTCCTCTTATCTTTGCACTTGTAACAAATTAAAAACACGTACTATGAATTGTAAACTTGGAAAATTAGAAATCCCGGCTGACCAGCCTTTTCTAAATTGTAAATTAGGTCGAGAAAAGTACGCAGAAGTACTTAAAGCTATTATCACTACATACAAAAAAGGATTTGTCTTAGCTATAGACGGTAAATGGGGAACAGGTAAAACTACATTTGTAGAAATGTGGAAGGCATATCTTGAACTGGACAAATTCCACACATTATACTTTAACGCTTGGGAAAATGACTTCATTTCAGATCCTCTTGTAGGTTTAATTGGCGAACTTACAAAAATAAACTCTTCTAAAAGAACAAAGGATTTAGCATCATCCATGATAAATACGGCGGGAAGAATTGTGCTAAAGGCAGTTCCTGCAATGTTCAAGGGAGTAATTAAGAAACATACAGGTGAAGAAGTAGTTGAGGTTCTTTACGATTGTATCGGAGAAGGATCTTCCATGTTGAAAAAAGAAATAGACAATTATGAAAGGCAAAAAGAAAGTCTACTAAAATTTCGGGAAGATCTCGAAATATTTGTAAATGAAGTTTGCGAAAAAAAACCATTGATATTTATCATAGACGAGCTTGATCGGTGTAACCCACATTATGCCGTAAAGGTACTAGAACGAATAAAACATCTTTTCAACATACCTAATATTATATTTGTCTTATCCATAGATAAGGAACAATTAAGTAACTCCATACGTGGATATTACGGGAGTGACCTAATAAATGCCAATGAATATCTTAAAAGATTTATTGATATTGAATATGCTTTACCTGATCCCGATGTAGAAAAGTTCTGTAGCTATTTATATGATTACTATGGCTTCGAAGCATATGAAAAGGCAAGAGGCACTAAAGAGATGGAAGAATCCATTTTGACTATAGCCAATACTCTTTTTATGCATAAGAATCTATCACTAAGACAAATAGAAAAAATATTTGCTCATATTCGTTTATCTTTGAATATGTATAAACATAACCAAGTCATATATGCTGAATTAATATGTCTATTAACATACCTTCGAATTTGCGAATCCGATTGTTATGTTAAAATAACCCACGAAAGTTATACTATACAAGAACTTACAGATCAATTAGAGAGTATAATTCCAAAACAAATATTACAGATTAAAAAAAAATACGAATCTTCTCCTAGTCGACAATTTCACTTTACCATAGCCTTGCTATTAAGATGTTATACTTTCAAATATGAAAATTCCGATGAGAACGATAAACTCTTAACTAGAGATCCTTCTCAACCAAATCTAGTAATCAATTTTAATGTAAAGACGATCAACAAAGAACTTTTGTCTTCAGCTTTAGAATGGACATCTCAACGTAATATAGCAGTACCTTTACATTATTTTACTCAAAGAATTAATCTACTGGAAAATTTTGCGATCTATAATATAGAATAATCACGTTCTTAATTAATATAATTTTCTCAGTCTATATTAAATCTACAAACAAAAGCAGAGCAAAAAACTCTACTTTTGTTTGTAGATTCCCAAAAAGAATGTACTTTAGCAACTGCCAAAACAAACTAACTCGCGAATTCCTTATGTCGTGCACCCGTAAAATCGGGTGGCTGGGTGGTTCCAGTTGGCACACGACATAAGGAATTCGTTTTTATATATTTATGGAACCATTAGAAACCCATTTTAAAGGTATTATATTAAGTAACCTGTATCGTGATCCTCGCAAAAAACGCATCCAACATGACATCATGGATGAACTACAAACTAAATTATTTCCTGAGCAACTTATTAGCTACCGGAAACAATTAGTCATGGAAGGATTAATCACTGAAGAAGAACCGGACGAAGTACATTCATTAGTTGAAATCACCCCGAAAGGATATGAAGCCATCCAAACTTTTGGAAGCTATCAAGCATATATTGCAGACCAACAAAAAGCTATAAAGTTACAGCGCGAAAGTGAAGTCATGAAATCCAGATATTTAAGGCTAAAGACGATCAGCATTGTAATAACAACACTATTAAGTATTTTATCTTTTATAACAGGAATCCTACTATCAGACCTAGTAAAAGGAATAATAAAATAAAGATTACTTTATAATAAAGAGACACACGAAACTTATAATAGTCATATGAAAGATCTAATAGTTTACGCTTAAGATTATTTATTTCTTGCTCCTGATCCATATCTAACTCTATTTTTGAGCTAAAATACAACATTATTTTAGTACATTCAATTTTATTACCCTTATCTTTGTCCCCTGTAACAAATTAAAACCACACAAATGGAAACAAAAAAATTAACTGCTGCCGAAAGCACTTTGGCAGCTATGTCAAAAACAGTGCTAGTGTTAGGTATCATTGGTTCAGTATTCGCATTCTTTTCTTCGTGTATTGCATGGGAATATTCCAAATACTCCGGAGGTATAGTAGGAGTAGACGGAATTAACTGGCTAGGCTTCCCAGTTCTCATTTATTGCATCATGGGAACTTTAATCGGATGGGCCGTTCTCTCCATCCTCGTCGAGATTTCCGTCAACATCCGGACACAAAAGACTCAATCTAGCTGGAAAAAAGACTTTGCCGTGATGGTGGCTACCGGACAAAAGGAAAAGGCTAAAGAAGTACTTTATCGTGGCATAATGGAATCTAAGGAATTTAAGCAGGTATTAACCGGTGGAAACGAAAACTACCATAAAGAATGCATAGATGCTTTAAACAAGAAATACAGTGATCACCTTAAAGCGATTGGTGAAGATACATTCGTGAACACCGATGAAAACGAGATCTATCAAGCATTCAAATAAAACACCTCTTCAAAGGGAAAAATTAAAATCACACAAATGAAAAGAATTATTTTATTTTTTGTGGTCATGACCGCAATGGTGTGCAGTATATCCGCACAGAACGCAGATTTGCAAAAATGGACAAAAGGAGTGATGAATAGAAGTAACGGTATCCATCAAATCGAGAATCCCAAATCCGTAGGTAAGCTCAATGAATATTGTTCATTGATGGAAAAGTCCACAAAGTTTCAATGTGGTGCGCTGACATTCGCCAGCATTGGTACAGGATTATCTATTGCAGGAGCAATTCTTGGGACTAAAGATAACCAAAAAGATTATGAAGATCTTACTTCTGAAGAGGTTTTAAATCAATCTGAGTCAGATCGTAAACTTAGAAAAAGTTTATTTATCGGAGCTGGAGTCAGTTTCGCAGTAGCCCTCTGCCTTGAGATTGTAGCTCTCGACTACAAACTTAAAGCCGGAAAATCACTTAGAGTATTTACAAATGGGACCGGAGGAGGATTAGCATATACTTTTTAAAAACAACTCTTTCTTTTTACACTATTAATTATGCTCGAAAATAAAATTCTAAATATAACATCTGAGGACGTACTAAAAAAAACGGACATTGATACTTTATTGGAATGGAGGAGAACTTTACTCCAATCAATAAATGAAATGAAAAGTCGATTGTTCTTACTTAAAGCAGAGTTAGATAAGAATGCTTCTGAAGAATTGAAATCAAAATACATTCGAACATCTGATGCCCGTAATTATAATCTCGCCTTTGTAGATGTCATAAATGGACAAATCCGAGAGATTAGGGGAACAAATATGAAGAGATATAATCCTAAATACAAAGCTAAGGATTATATCGATTATTTAAAGACATTCCGAAATTTAGTGAAAAATACGATTGATGAAGATTTATTCCAAACCCTCGATAATCAAGCAAAAGAATTATCAGGGTTTGATAAAAATCAAGAATAATACAGATAAGTATTTCAAATGTTTGGCACTCTCAAATATTATCCTCATATTTGTAGTGCCAAACAATTTTATTAATAACTAGAAGTGTCAAGCGAGACGCTCAATACGAAATTGAGCTTTTTTTATGCTCATCGATTACTTTTTTATCTGCTATCAGATATAAAAAGAATCTTCATACGAAATTACGGCTATCTTTCCCGACATAATGAATGACCTTCTGGTTTATTGATATGTTGTTTGGCGACTTTAGGGAACGGATAGCCGTTCTTATTTTTAATGCCAAACAACATATCAGTATGAAACAAAAAGACATGGGTACAACCTTCGTGCCCTCATTCCGTACCAACAGTACGGATGTTAACACGCTCCAAGAGCGTTACTTCCGTGAACTTAAAGAAGACTGTGCTATCAACTCCGCATCAGACGCTTACTATGTCTCTGCGATAGCCTGTTTTTGCCTTACCTTTATCTTCCCTCCTGCCGTGATCGGTGCAGCCATCTGTGTTTATCGGGCAAAACAATGCAAGAAAGGAGGTAAGAAATGATATTCATTTATGATGTAAAGACCTACCGAAAGGTTAATAACAAAGGGCAGGAAATGTGTGAATTTGCCCAGGCATACGACCGTATCCTAGTACAGGATAAATGCGCAATGGATTCACTGAAGTGTGAATTTGAAGAAGTCGTCAAAAGACTAAACGAAAAATACCCTAACCAAAAGACGCTCATATTTAGAAGTAGTCATGAAACTTCCTCCGGAGGGCAATGGAGCTTTAAACTAGGAGATGACGATAGCACCCCTGTGTGCTTTATTTCTTATAGCAAAGTTCGTGGTCATTACTCCTTTGGTGAAGGTTCTCACCTATTAGAGCAGAAAGGAGGCGAATAATGGCAGGATCCACAGAAGTTCTTGAGCATCAGTACAACATCAGATGTACCAAATTCCACATCAATGATTCCGGAAACGGGATCAGCATCAATGTAGATTATACAAATGGCATATCATCAATTCCGGATTGTCGTTTTGCTACTGTTGCCTGTGAGGAGGATCTACAGCTATTGTCACAGACTCTGCAAGCCTACTTAAAACATCCACGGAAAAGATCAAAGCAAAAATCTAAAATCATCAAACATGATTTCCTTCTTCATAAGAAGTAGATTGCACCAATATACCACAAGCATTTATGTCCTTTATAGCCCGCCCGCAGCGGGCTATTTTTGTGCCCATAACCTAAACATTAAACGTTATGGAGTACGACCATTTTGCCTATGGGGAAGCTCTCGCTTCATCATTCAAAGACATTTCCCATACACCGGATAAAAGAAGATTCTTCACCGCATTCGGACTGGAGGACCTGACGAATCTGGACGATCAACTATCTTCTGTCACCGGTGCAATCCTTATCGCTGTAGATGGTTGCGAATCTGAATCAGAAGATAATGAAGCTGACGGTTTAAACGACAAACAAATATACTCATTCATTGTCGCTATGAACACTGTGTCCGGGAAGCCTGAGTCTATCAACCAGGCAGCAAAACATTGTAAGAAGATATGCAAACAGATTCGCAATGTGCTGCTGCAGGATCCTGATTTAAGAACGAACCTTGACCGAAACACCCAAATCAATGGCATCGGGCCAATCGGGGATAACTTCTACGGCACAGTTCTAACCTTCTCCCTGAATCTTCCGGAGGAATTCTTTGTTGATCCTAACTACTTTTTGTGATGGGCTTTTATAAACGATTATCAGAAAATAAGGCTGAGATCAGGCGTTACAATGCTGCCAGGAGGAGAGCACAAAAGTTCTCTGATTCTCCATCCTCCCGCCTGATCAGAATGGAAACCATCTCAGAAATTGAAAAATTCAACCTTGCTCAGGACGCAGATAAGCTCAGCGCATTCAATAAAGAAGTGGAGCGATGGCAAGACTCTGTAACTATACAACTCAAAGCTGCCATCGGATCACGCAGTTTACGAATAGCCCGCGAGTTAGAACCGAAAGCATATACTGATAACTACGGATTGATCAATCGGCTTGGCTTCTCCTTCCCGCGTCATGGTGTCTATATCCATAAAGGTGCTGGTCGTGGACAAGGTGGTTTCATCGGATCCAAATGGAGTTATCTGAAACGGATCAATGGAATTGAAATCAATACTAGCATCATCAGGCACACTAATCCAGCATCACTGGGCAAGCAGGACGAAGGCAACCGACGTGCTTACAGATGGTTCGATCCTGTCATCAAGAACAGACTCCCTGAGCTCGCAGACATCTGCATGCGCCATTTCGACACAATGCTTATCGATGCAACAAAAATATATATTGAAAAGTAACATCTTATGAATGACCTAAACCGAAGTATTAAAATATTCATCGACGGAAGTGAAGCATCTGCCGGAGTTAAAAAGATAGAAGATGCCATTTTCCAGTTAGAGAACAAAATCTCTGCTCTTGATAAAACGGAAGCAGGGTACGCTAGTAAATCCAAGATCCTACAAAAAGAGCTTGAAACTAAATACAAAGCACTTAACACCTACAAGCAAAAAGTTGCTGAGACTGACAGGATCCTGAAGAATCTTTCCGGAGCAACCTATGATGAGTTGTTGGCTGTCAGCCAAAAAGTTCGGAAGGAGCTCCGGGCCGCAGTTCCTGGTACAGAACAATACAATGCTGCTCTGGAACAAAATAGACGTGTGTCAGAAGCAGTAGCCCGTGCACAGAGAAATATGCAGGTAGAGATAGGTGCACAGGCGACTCCCATCAGGCGAAGCATCGACTCCTTCAAAAGGTATATCGGTATTATCACTACTGTGATAGCTTCTGTCACCGGTCTGACTTTTATGTTAAATCAGTTACGGGAAAAACGTGATCAGCGTGAGGACACCAAAGCCGATGTTGAAGCATTAACCGGTTTATCTAAAGAAAACATCGACTGGCTGGAAGGAGAAGCCAAACGCCTCTCCACTACAATGACGGAGTCGCGCATTCGTATTCGCCAATCTGCAACGGATATCATGGATGCCTTCAAACTGGTCGGATCTGCCAAACCTGAGCTTCTTTCCAATAAAGAAGCCTTGGCCGCAGTCACTGAGCAAACATTGATCCTGGCTTCCGCTTCCGGGATGACTCTGAGAGATGCTGTTGATGCTGTTACTCTGTCACTTAATCAATACGGGGACGGAGCTGATCAGGCTGCACGCTATGCTAATGTCATGGCCGCTGGATCTAAATATGGATCTGCTGCTGTCGAATCTGTAACGAAGTCTATCAAAAGTTCCGGAGTGGCAGCTGCATCTGCCAATATCCCTATTGAGCAGCTAGTCGGTACAATCGAAACTTTAGGTGAAAAGGGCATCAAGGATGAGATCGCAGGCACCGGCCTAAAGAGGTTCTTCCTCACCCTTCAGACAGGTGCTAACGATACCAATCCCAAAATTGTCGGTTTGGAAACGGCCCTGGACAATCTGCAGAAAAAACAGTTATCAGCAACGAAGATCAAAAAGATGTTCGGTGAGGAAGGTTATAACGTCGCATCTGTCCTGATCAATGAGGCGGAGAAGGTCAAATACTACACTCAGGCAGTCACAGGAACCAGTGTTGCTATGGAACAGGCAGCTACCAAATCGGACACAGCAGCCGCAAAATTAGCACAGGCTAAGAACAAGATGAATGAAATGGGAATAGAGCTAATGGAAAAGCTCAATCCTGCCATTGTCAGTATTATGAACAGTACGACAAGTTGGACCGGGAAACTCGTCGATCTTATCAGCTTCTTGGGCAAGCACTCCAGTGCCATCATCACTCTAACAACCATCATCGGGATCTATATTGCCGCTCTAAAACTTGAAAACTTCTGGACAGCGCAAACGACAGTTGCATCGAAAGAATATATCGCAATGCAAAAGTTAAGACTGTATTGGGATAAAATAGTTACTGCTTCAACATTAATCTACACAGCTGTTACTGCAACATTAACAGGGAATTTGAAAGCAGCTAAAGTAGCAATGAAGGAATTGTTTCTTATAATGAAACTAAGTCCGTTTGCCCTAATAGCCTCACTCATAGTTGGAGTTATAGCCGTTTCATATAAATGGAATAAAGCTATCCGGGAACGCTATGATATCCAAAAAACCATGAATAAACTTCATGAGAAATCAGCAAAACTGTATGAGGAAGAAAAAGAGCAAGTTGGAAAGTTATGGAATACGATCCATGACGGAAACAAATCTTTAGACGAAAGAAGAACCGCAATTACCAAACTTCAAGAAATTATGCCTGAATACCGGGCGCAAATCAATGAAGAAGGTAAAGTTATCAATGAGACGACAACAAAGTTGGATGATATGAATGCAGCGCTAAACAGGAATATTAAACTTAAGACATTGCGTGAAGAACTATTCGATCGTTATAAATCAATAGAAAAATTAGAAAGATCTCCTGCACTAAAAGACAATTCATTAATGGGATCTATGGCTAGAGAAGATGTACGCACAAAAATAGCTGATGAAAAGAAAGTTCTTGAAGCACTAAAAAAAGAATATAGTGCAGTATTCTCCGAAAAGTTCAAAAAGAAAGAGCCTGAAGTGGAAAATGGTACTACCACTACAGTCACCCCAATTGGAGGCAATAATGATGAAGACAAATTAAAAAAGCAGTTAGAAAAAGAGAAGATGCTCTATGCTCAGAAGCAAGCCTTCCTAAAAGAGATGAAACTGGAAGGAGGAGATGAAACTCTGCAGACCGAAAAGCAATTTCAGAAAGAAATGGAATGTCTGCAGATGGAATATCTGGAACGTTCATTGAAAATCACTGGTACAAAATCTAAAGAAGGCATTGAGATCCAAAATCAGATCAATGATCTGAAGCTGAAGATGCAAAAAGAACATACCCAAGAGCTGATTGATCAAGAAAAAATAGACTATGAACGTCAGCAACAGGAATTAAAAGAGTTATATGCTTCCGGGAAGGATGAGAATCTTAATTCCGAGGCTGCATACAATGATGCGATGGAACAGCTCACCGTCATGCACCTGGAACGTATGCTTTCTCTTGCAGGATTAAATGCAGAACAACGGAAGCAAGTAGAGAAGCAGCTGCTGGACTTCAAAGTCAAATGCCTGAAAGAAGAACAAGCTGCACATGCTAAAGCAAAAGAAGCTGAGCAAAAGAAGACCGAAGCACAGACCAAGAAAGAACAGCAACAATACCAGGAACGTATCAACACATATAAGCAATACGGATCCGAGTTAGGATCTGCAGTGGGTAACCTGATCTCCGGACAAGAAAATGCCATGCAAGGCTTTGCCGATACCATGATCGATATCATATTCGATGTGCTGGGTAAGATTATTAATGCAGAAATTATTAAAGCAACAGCCACAGCTACCGGTGCAGTAGCCAGATCTACGGCAGAAGCAATGGCCATGCCCGACTCTGTTGCAACATTCGGAGCTTCCGGTGCTGCCCGCGCCGCCATCCTCTCCGGATTGATCATGGCTGCACTTGCTACAGCCAAGTCCACACTAAAAGGACTGGTAGGCGGAAAGCATTCATCCAGTTCTTCTAATGATACTGACTCCACCGATTCTACCAAACGGGCAACAGTCAGCGTGTCACAATGGGCGTCCGGACGCTATGATGTGATCGGAGAAGACGATGGCAAGAACTACCGTAATGTACCTTACATCGGATCCTCCCCTACCGGAATTGTCCGACGCACCTCCTTGATTTCCGAAAATGGTGCTGAATTAATCATTAACGCAGAAGATCTTGCCAGGCTGCAGAAGCACATCAACTATCCCTTGATAGTGGATGCTATTGAAGATGCCCGCAGCGGACATGTTCCCCAGCGTGCCTCCGGAAATTATTCGGCTGTTGACAATTACAATGAGAACAGCAAGGAAGCTGGCAAAGCAGCACTATCCGCTACCGAACTTGAAGGATTGATCAAAGAGATAGCCCGCCTCACTAGTACGCTTAAAACCTTGAAAGCATACGTCACCCTACGCGATATCCATAAAGCAGAAGAGCTGGACGAAAAGACAAAGAAACCGTTTACCCGATCAACTAAATAAATCAGCCATGTCACTCAAAATATCTAACGCCTCCGGAACTTTCGACCTACAGAAAGATTTCAATACAGAGATAGAAGACAGTTCTCCTATCTACAATGAGCGTGGATCCCAGTCCATCGCCGCCACCATACCGGGCACAAAGAAGAACCTTCGCCTGAACAAGCACATTGAGCGAACCGACATTGATACTGCTCCTGCCAAAGATGATCGTATCACGATTGCCGATGGCGTATATCACCGCGTCGGGAAGATGAATGTAGCAAGCGCATCCGAGGAAGAAGGTATTACCTTTAATGTTGGTTTTAGTGAGTCCGAATTATACAGCATTTGGAACGCAGTTTCCCTGCAATCTTTGGACATGCCGGTCTACAAACCGGAAGGAGGTGTATCCGCCCTCGTCTCTTATATTTTAGATAATAGATTAAAAGAAGACTCTCCGTTTTGCCTTTTTCCTATAGCCGTATCTTACAACCGTAAAGTAGATAAAGAGACCATAGACTACCTGGAATATCTCAACAACTATAACGGATCGTTCGGAGCAGCCCGAACAGAAACTTTTTTCATAGATGACGGGCCGGTAGAAGTATCACTACCTGAAGGTTATGGAGTCGCACCATTCCTAAAAGTAAGCTACATACTTGAAACCATCTTCGCAGCCTATGGCTACACCATTATCGAAAACCCATTCACTACACACCACCAGCTCAAACAACTGGTAGTACTCAACAATGCCGCAGACTGCTGTGTCAAAGGTATCCTGAAATATTCCGACTTGATGCCAGACTGCACCATAAATGAATTCATGCAAGCACTTTGGTGCCGTTTCGGTCTGCTCTATTTTGTCGATGGAAACACCCGCAGCGTCCGGCTTAAATTCATACGAGATATCATCAACGCTCCTCAATCTTCGGACTGGACACTATTGAAAGCATCTAAACCGGTCATTAATTTTGAAGAGCCACAGCAACTTAAATTATCAGCTTCGACCAACGTGAAAGGTCCGACGAATGAATCTTCCGCTGCACCCGCCGCCGAATCACTGGACAAATTTCTCAAGCCATACAATTATATCGTAACGACTAAAGTAGGAGGATATCTAGTCTATAAGCCTCAGTATGCAGCCTATTACAAAACAGACAATGTCACCCAACAAACTGAATTTGTATCCTCCGAATTCTTCCCTTGGGACAGAGGAGCAGATATGGCATACAAAGAGATCTCCTCTGTTGATGAATTCCTCCCTTCCAAGCTGGCTATGTTTAAAGTAAGCACAACCAAAATTATCTCCGTCCCGCTTTATCTTTTCAGCAAAGTACATCGCTATACTACTATTACAAGTTCAGACGTCGACATATCCGAGAATATGGAATACCAGACTCCACTCGCTTTTTGCTTCTCGTTCTTTGACTCAGACAGCTATTTGATCTATGGATCACAAAACTGTTTAGATTCACAAGGTAAGCCGACACTGGATAAGCAGTATGGTGAAGCCTGTGACATATCACTCACTTTTGTTGGCCAGTACGGATTGTTCAGCCAGTTTTGGCGTGACTACGATGCGATACTCCGGCATGCCAATCATGTGGTCGAGACTGATGTGCATCTGTCTGCACAACAATGTATGAATCCGAGCTTCCTGTCCCCTATCCTGCTGGATGGTCAACGTATGTTGCCTGATTCAGTCCGATATACACTCCCATATCGTTCCTCCGATCCGGCTAAAGTAAAGCTGCGAACTATCAAACTACTTAAGCCTTTTGATTTGGACAAAGAGCAAACTGTACCTATTGTTGAACAACTCTACACATGGAAACGATTCGATAATAGATCAGCCGCTGTCAACGCTGCGACCAAGAGCCAAGTAGATGAATGGAGAAGTAAATTGGGAAAAGACCAAACCATTTATGATCTGCAGTACAAGAACGCATCAACGGATGCTCCTAACGCAAAGATACCTTTGTCTGTACCGACTGAAGAGGACTTCAATAATAAACAAGAATACTTTATTTATAAGGCAACGCACAGTTTTGATCTATACTACCGGGTACGGACATATCTAGGTACATCAGGTGGTACCATGCATTACGACATCAGCGATCCTAAAGGAGGAGTGCATTACGATGTGCAATATGACCAGTTTGTGCGTGCCGAACTGTTTTAGTTGTCCTTTATCACTCATGTTATAATCTTCAATTTTGCAATTATGAATAATCAAGTGACCATTACAGCAGCTATACAATCCGCCGACATCGAACAAATGTTGCTTGCGTATAAATCGTATTCAGGGAATGCCTCTGCTACTTCTGATGAGTTCTTTGAGTTCCTCACCCTTCCGACTGCGGAGCGGGAGGCTTTCTTACAGCATCAATGTGCTTGTGATTATCAGGTACAGGGATCTATTGTTATACCTAACTACCAAGTAAAATGAGCCTACTATCAGTAAACATATATCCGGCCAGCATGGCTTTGACCGGGAACCCGATCAAGCTATCGATCAGTAGCAGCTCGCGTGCAACCTATACCATTTCAGCTGATGGAAAAGAAATATTCACCGGCAGCGGAGAAGGCGACTTCTTTGTCTTTCTACAAGACATCCTTGCTGATGTCGTGCAACCGGCACAATTATATAATGAGTCTGAGAAGATCCTGCTCCAAGCAGATAGTTGTGCCAAAAGCATTACAATCAACGTTTCAAACGCAAATGGAGAAACAAAGGTTTTATATCTAAACGTGTTTATCGGAGGAGTCAGCAAGCGAATGCTCCGGCATCTGCATGAAGAAAACAAAAGCGTCTTTCTCTGGAAGTTAATGAATCCGGAAGTGAACTTCTTCCAGACTACACGAACGACCGGAAAACTTATCACGATCAGGGAAACGGAATTGCTGCCTATGCCTTTCATCTATCCTGAAGGAGGAGTTATGAAAATCCTCGCAAACGGAATAGAGACAACGATAGAAGGATCAGCCGGCCAACCGGTCGCTTTGAATATATATCGCCTCCGAAAGCAGTTATTTGATACACATCATATCCTGGCTTCCGTATTTGATGTGTATGTAGGAGAGAAAAAATCTTGCACGATCATCATTACTCCAGGCACAATCAGCCGTGAAAGATATCTCCTGCAGTTCCTCAATTCCTACGGTTCCTATGAGTTAATCGAAATCACCGGTATCGGTACGATCAAGCGCGAAGCTGACGAAGAGAGCGCATTCAATGCGTATGATGAAGTTATAGACGACTACGTAGAATCCTGGGAAAGATTATCAGGGAAAGAATCCATGACTGTAGAATCAGGATACAGGACGAATGATGAACTGATCTTTTTGATAGATATGTTATCCTCCGAAGATATCAAGATCCTCGGTTTGGACGGGCGAAATATCAGAGTTAACGTCACAGCTGAGAACCTGACCAGAGCAGCTCGCGCCACCTCTCCGGAGAGTATCAAGTTAACCTTGCATTTTAGTGATTCAGAGCAAAGAGTTACCGGATCATTCGGTGATGATGATTTCGGATCCGCACGCATACATACCGAACAATTCACTTCACAATTCAACTGACATGGCAGATAACCAGGAAGTCATAGATAAGCTCATTGATTACATCGATCAAGCCATTCTGAAGAACAGTGTATCTAACCGGGATGTGGCAACCGTATTATCTTTCCTGAATGAAAGATATAAGAATATGTCCGGATCCGGAGGGAGCCTGACAAAGGATATCCGCGTCACAGCTCCACAAACCGGATACATTAAACCGGGCGATGTTCTGAAACAAGGAACAACATACGAAAGTCTCTTTAGGACGATGCTCTCACATGCAGAGTCAGCATCCCTGGTAGGACATCTGTCAACGTCCAATGACGTCGAGTACGGGACGACTAAAGGACAGATCACTTATATAGCAAGCAGGTATGGTAACGGTAAAATGATCAAAGCATATTATGATTACAATGAAGCATTCAAAATGGAATTCTCAGCAGAGAGCAATGGCGAGCAAAGAGCTGTACGAGTCTTAGACGGATACTATACTCAGGGAGAAACCTATGCTGCCACAGTAGTTTATGCTGCAAGCGCAGATAATACCATACCGCAGCAAACTTTAAATAATAAGATTAGTGTAAATGTGAGGCGTAAATGGTTCGCAGGGGTATGCTCCTCTATTCCTCAGTCATCTGCTGATATAAGGGCATTGGGCACAAGTGGATTCTATACCGGTCCCGGTACCTTTAAGTTCCCTGCATCAAACTGGAAAATAGTGGCTGTATGTGTTCCTTCAGGCACACTGTCAGAACTGTCTCTGACTTCTTATCCCGCCAACTTTGCAGAAGATAAAGAATACTGTATAGGTCCTATCAAGATATCAGTAGAAGGCGCAAACAGTAGCGAAGCTATTGATTATAATCTATGGTACCTGCAAACCGGTGGACTCAACGACCCGGATACATTCACTTTTAAAATAGTATAAGGATATGGTAAAACTGAATATAAAAGGTTCAAGCTTCGCCGCTCAATATAGAAGAACAACGGGTCGTTTTATCGACTCCACGGATGGCTGGGAATCACTGGAGGAAGCAACCCGATATGCACAGAATATTGAAGAAGAGGAATATTTTCCGATTGATGGACAAATTATAACAGTCAAGGAAAATGGGAAAACAAATGCTTATATACTCGTTCCTGATGAATCAATTCCCGTTACTAATAAGCGTAAGCATTACAAGCTCGAACCCATCTCCTCTAAATCATTCGGTGATGATCGTTATGTACGTAAAGACATCAAAGATACTTTCAAGAAAGGCTTTACTTCTAAAGAAGGCTGCGATATCGAGGGCGGCTTGAATGTCGGTAAAATGACCCGGCTGTCCGGTGGAGTAGTTGTCACAGCAGACACCAATTATTCTTTAGCAGAATCAGAAAAAGAAAATCCCGAAAATAAAAGCACTATGGCAATAGGATTAACAGAAATACCAGGTAATGGCAGCGGATTCGGCTCCAGTTCCCTGGGCGAAATGGACAACACAGACGAATCATTTGATACTGTTCCTGATGGCAATTACATTATGCAGAAACGGGCAGGCGTATTCTACCCTGTCAAATCTGCTGCAACCGGTGGAGGAACAAAGCTCACGCTTGCCTTTGTCACTCCGTCAAATGCAACGGCCGTTCATGGTAAAGAGACACTGATCAAGTACACATACTCATCTACCTTGTCCGGAGAGGAAACCGGCGAAGGTATCGCAACATACACCTTGAACAATAAACAGGTAGCCTCTGAAACAATCAATCAAGGCGAAGTCAGTTTCAACATCGGCAAATATCTGGCATTAGGTGACAACATCCTCGTCGTACAAGTTACCGACAGTTACGGAGCTACCCGCAAGCTGACATTCAAGATCAATGCAGTAAGCATTGCCGTAACGTCTACATTTGACGATTCAAAGGCTTACACCGGAGCGATCTCATTCCCATATACCCCGATGGGCGCAGTAGAGAAGACAATTCATTTTCTTGTAGATGATAAGGAAACAGGTACTTACATCACATCTGTATCTAACCGACAGCAGACATATTCAATCCCGGCACAGGCGCATGGTGCACATACGCTCGACGTTTATGCGACGGCAACGATCAATGATACCGAAGTAGAAAGCGATCATCTACGCTATGATATTATCAGCATTGTATCCGGAAACAACACACCGGTTATTGCGTCATCCTTCAGGACTGCCGAAGTGGAACAATTCGGCACACTCCTGATCCCCTACATCGTTTATAATCCTGCTACAACGACAAGTGATATCACCCTGTCAGCTAATGGAACCGTGATCAGTGATCAAACGATCGACCGCACGCGACAAACATGGAGTTACCGGGCAGAAACTCCCGGAGAACTGGAACTGAAAATAGCATGCGGATCTGTGAGCAAAACATTCAACCTGACGGTTAGGGAATCAGAGATCGATGTTCGTCCGGAGGAAGCGGATCTCGTTCTCTTCCTCACCTCCGTGAACCGCAGCAACAACGAAGAAGGGAAAAACATCTGGAACTACAGAGAGATCTTCGCTGTACTTACCGCATTCAACTACGCAACGAACGGATGGATCAAGACAGTTGACGGATTCGTAGCTCTTCGCGTTAATGGCGATGCACGTGTAACCATCCCCTACAACTCCTTTGCCAACGACTTCCGTTCTACCGGTAAAACAATCGAATTCGAATTTGAAACCAGAGACGTTACCGACTACGACTCAGTCATCCTCAGCTGCATGAATGCCGGCATCGGACTTGAAGTGACCGCACAGAAAGCCATATTCAGATCTGAACAAACCTCTATCGAAACACAGTTCAAAGAGGATGAACGTGTCCGGATCTCCTTCGTGATCGAAAAGAAAGCGGAGAACCGGCTGATCTTCGTCTACATCAACGGTGAGATCTGCGGACTGATCCAGTATCCGGAACAGGACAACTTTACTCAGCCCAATCCTGCCGGGATCTCGATCGGCAGCAGTGACTGTACCGCAGATATCTTTAATATCCGTGTCTATGACAATGCCTTAAACCGTTATCAGCTTCTCGACAATTACATTGCCGATATGGACAATCTTGAACTGAAGCGCAAGCTATATGCCCGGAACAACATTTATGACGACTATGGGAATCTCAGCTATGAGAAGCTTGCGAATCAGAATATCTCATTCACCATCGTCGGTGAGCTTCCGACTTTCAAAGGAGACAAGAAGACTGTCACCCTTGTCTATGAGGACAGGGAACATCCTGAACGCAGCTGGGTAGCAACCGGAGTAGAGATCGACGTACAGGGAACATCCTCTCAATGGTATCCGCGAAAGAACTTCAAGACAAAATGCAAGCAGGGATTCACCATGACCGCTACCGGTGAACATGCCGATAAAGTTGCCATCTTCGAAGAGGAAATACCTGTAAACGTATTCTGCTTCAAAGCGGACTTCGCCGAATCCAGCGGTGTACACAATACCGGTATGGCCCGTTTGATCGACTATATCCTTCGTGGTATGGGATTCCTTACTGAAGCACAGAAGGCTGATCCCCGCGTCCGGACGACAGTCAACGGTCGCCCGTCGGTGATGTGGCATCAGGCATCAGAAGATGCCGAGAAAACATCCCTTGGTAAATACAACTTCAATAACGACAAGTCAACGAATGAAACATTCGGATTCAAGGCCGGCTGTGAAAGTTGGGAGATCCTGAACAACACTTCCGATCGTGTACTCTTCAAACGTTCGGACTATATCACCGTCGACTCGGAAGGTAATATAGAATGGCTGAAAGACTTCGAAGCCCGTTATCCGGACGGAAACGAAGACTACACGAATCTAAAGCGCCTGACTGACTGGCTTGTCTCCGTAAAGGATAATCCGACGAAGTTCCGGACCGAAGCTGATCAGTACCTGGACATGAATTTCATGTTGTCGTACTACACGATAACAGAACTCTTTGCGATGGTCGACCAGCGTGCCAAGAATATGTTCCTGACTACCTTCGACGGAATCCGCTGGATCTGCATCTTCTATGATAATGATACAGTGTGCGGACTGAATAATGAAGGCGTAGCAGCATTTGACTATACGGTTGAGTACCACGACCAGATCGGTAACAAGGATGTATGGAACGGTGCAGAGTCAACTCTCTGGAATAACATCGAGCAGGCATATTCCAAAGAGATCGCAGCCATGTATGCTGAAATGCGGTCAAAGAAGCTGCTCACTTATGAAGAATGTATCCGCTTCTTCGACACCGAACAGGGAGATGCCTGGTGTGAAGCGGTCTACAATGAGGACAGCTGGTACAAGTATGTCCGTCCATTACTCGATGAAGGAAACGGATCATACCTGTATGCTGCTCAGGGAAGTCGCAAGATGCACCGTCGCTGGTGGCTGTACAACCGATTCAAATATATGGACTCTAAATACATTGCCGGAGACTATAAGAATGACTTCGCAACTCTGCGTCTGTACACCCCTTCAGAGTGGGAAGGAGTAGAACCTAATGCGGATATGACCATCACATCGTATGCCGGGCAGTATGTCAACGTCCAGTACGGATCATATACAGTCGGCACTCGGTCACAGAAAAATATACCGGTACATATTAAAGCTCCTGCCATCCAGTTCAACGATACTGAAACGATCATTTTTGGCGCCGGTCAGATCAGCAGCCTGGGGGATATATCCTCTTTGTATCCCGGTTCGGTTGACGTATCGAAGATGACCAAACTGGTGGAGCTGATTATCGGATCCGGAGCGGAAGGCTATCGAAACACGAATATGGAAGTGCTCTCAGTTGGTGCAAACAACCTGCTCCGCAAGTTGGATATCCGTAACTGTCCGAACCTGAAACAAGCAATAGACCTTGCATTATGTTCCAACATTCGCGAGATATGGGCGGAAGGAACCGGAACATCCGCTGTAGTATTGCCTGAAGGCGGTAACTTGACGTTGCTTCACCTGCCGGATACCATTACAAATTTAACGGTCCGAAATCAAACGGAACTGACTGATGCGGGATTAATCCTTGATGGGGTACGGAATCTTTCGACAATCAGATGGGAGAACACCAACAAGGCTAATGTCTTATCCATAATTGACAGATGTTTTGCGCTTGATACTATGAAGTTAGAGCGTGTACGCTTGATCGGTGTAGACTGGACATTATCTACCCTTGATCCTATCATAAAACTAATCAGTTTGAAAGGACTGGACGAAAACGGCAACAATGTAGACAAGGCGATCATCACCGGTAAATGTTATGTCTCTGTAGCTACCGATTCTCAAATCAACAAACTGAAGGCAGCATTTCCCGAATTAGCTATCACATATGGTCAATTGAAACCTGCTCCTGTGACGACTTTCACCTTCAGTTCTTCTCAGCGTAAGTCTCTTGCTAATTCAGCCTTCGAATGCGCCTACGAAGTTGAGAAAGTAAACGAATATACCTACAAGGTAACTTCTGAAGACAACATAACGATTGATTTTACGTTCAAATGTGAAAATCACGAAGATTTTAAGGGGTCATACCTTGTAGCAGGTACACGTTCTCAGAGTTATACTGTGACATATATTCCATTACGAAAGATTCGTGTAGGAGTTTATAACCAATCGGTATATGTCCAAGGTGCTACTGTCACAATTGGAGACCGATCATACATTTCTGATGCTGACGGATATGTTACTTTACCGCGTGGAGGTGCGGCTATATCCGGAACCGTGTCTGCATACGGATATGCAAGCAATACCTTCTCATATGGTTCCATAACATCTGATACTACAAACACTGTGTATGTATATGGCGTCGTGGATGTTAAGTTTATCGTAGAATACAATTCATCGCTCATTGAAGGTGCTACCGTAAAATGTAATGGAGTGACAGGAACGACTAACCAGTACGGTGAATGCACTTTATCATTGGGAAAAGGAACCTATGAATATTCTGTTACCCATGACACATATTATGAAAAGACAGGTAATATAACTGTTGGGACGTCTGCAACATCCTTAACTGTATATGTAGAACCAAACACGGTCGAAGTAAAGTTCATAGTAAAAGACGGCACTGTACTTCTATCCGGAGCTACTATTCAATGTGATGGGAAAACAGGGATTACTGATGCCTCCGGAGAAACGACATTGGTAATAGGTAGCAAAAAAACTCATGAATACACCGTATCTAAAAATGGATATTTCAGCGTAACAGATAACGTTACTGTTAGTTTAACCGCCATTACAGTCAACGCTGCCATGAGGCTTGATATTGAATCTTTCAAACCGATAGAGAATGGAAATATTCAGATGCTTGTTACTGGAGAGAACATTTCTCTCTATGTCACCTCAGACGCCACTGATTATATCATATCATGGGGAGACGGAACAGAAGATCATGCAGTCGGGCCAGGGAAGCTGACTTATGATCACACGTATGATAACTCAGATTTCCATCAGGTAGAAATCAAAAACTGTAGTGATGTGACCTATGCGATTACAAAAAGAAGTTTATCTCTTGTTGCATATTGGGATCTCGGAAATAGTAATGTAAATAACTTGAATTTCTCAGGTTTCTCAATGTTGAAGTATGTAGGACTTGTGTTGAAAAACGATACAGAGAGACAGTTTTTTTCCTATTGTTTCAATAATACAAGTTTAACATCTATTCCGCAAGGGTTGCTTGACAATTGCGTAGCTGCGACAAGTCTTTCAGGTATATTTAGGAATACCCTAATCTCATCAATTCCTGTAGGCTTATTTGACCATTGCACGAATGCCAGCACATTCAAATCAGCTTTTGAGGGAACATTAATATCTTCAATTCCTGATGATTTATTTAGATACAATTGTAGGCGCCTCTGATTTCAACTTATGTTTCGCTAATACAAAAATCACTTCCGTTCCCGAACGATTATTCTACTATTGTACGAATGCATATTATTTTGGAGGAGCCGATAGTTGGAGTAATCCAGAAGGTTGTTTCTCACGTTCTTTATTGGAATCGGTCCCAGCAAATCTATTTATTAATAATAAGAAAGCGTTTGACTTTAGAGGATGTTTTCAATATTCAAAAATAAAGGTTTTACCTGCCGGTTTGCTTGATAATTGCCCTGTAACAAAGATGGAGCATTTCTGTTACACCTGTGATGAATTGAAACATGTGATACTTCCAGCTACAGTTCCGAATTTAGGAAATTATTCATTTGCCTATTGTCGTCAAATGAAATATTTCATTTCGACAGTAGAGACTCCCCCAATTATTGGCGCAAGAACATTCGCTTCGTCTTATATCTCTGTAAGGTTCCAAATATACGTTCCCAATGATTCTGTAGAAGCATATAAAACAGCAACTAATTGGACTGAATTAGCCGACAGCATCAAGCCTATGAGTCAATTTGCAATCGATTTCCCTAATGAAGAGGTATAATATGAAAATAGACGAATTAAATAATAACCATATCACTGCGGAAGAAGGCAAAGTATTCCGCAGAATTTCCGACAGCCAGCTGTTCGGGAATGAAATCTATCTCGGATACACCTACTATCTGTCAGGTGAGAAACTAGAAGAACCGCTTTTGGAACTCCTTGAACACTATGAAGAGATAGATGATCCTGCTGACGAAGAAACTATCCTCATCGATGAAGATACACCGCTAGAGGACACAAATATTGAAGAAACGGAAACCATAGAGGATGAACCAAAAACTGATGTCGAACAAAAAAAGAGAATCACCGTAGCTGACTATCACAAGTTAGAGAAGCAGGTAGCAATGCTTATACAAATGATGGGAGGGACAGAATGGCAGGATTAATAAATACCGGCATCTGGGGATTCATCTCCTCAGCTAAAGCGACAGGTAAGAAGATACTCAACGCTGCCGGTGAAGAAGTAGATGAATGGGTAAGTACATTCGTATCAGGTGCATCGGGCTGGCTGATTGACAAGCTTGGTAATGCGGAGTTTAAATCTGTCTTTGTACGTGAGAAATTCATCACAAACGAATTTGTCTATAACCGAATCCGGGTGACAGAGGACGAAGAGATTATCTCCAGCAGTATTAAGATAGCTTCTTACTTCGATAACGGAGACGGGACATTCACCGTTTATCCCGATTTACGTGAAGCGGACAATAATCCGCTTGCCGACAGTGATCTGTTGATAGGGTATTATCATAATCTCGGCAATAGCGGTGTAATCTACTCCGTTCAACAGTTTACCGCCATCTCTGATCCGGGCAGCGATCAATCAATTCTCCTTGAAGCTGAAGGCGACAGCATCCCTTACCAGCACATGATCATTGCACGTGTCGGAAATCTCATCGATGCAGAACGTCAATCATTCATCCGTATCTCATCAAGGACAAACTGCCAGTATTTTTATGACGGTATCGACAGCTGGGCAGCTTATTCAGACCCCGAACACGTTAGGTGCGTTCTCGGTCATGCGGATATCGGTCTGATTCCTGCTTGGGCAAAAGAAGCTGCAGGAAGTGTAAAACGGTGGTTTGGTTTGATCGCTGATGGAGTGATCATTCGTGGTACATTCATTCTGCACAATGACAAGACAATCGAAGACGAGTTGAACGGTCGTGAGATTCAGATAAGAGGTGATTTCGAGATTCGGGAAGATGGGATCACCGGCAAATGGCAAGAAGTCATCAAGTACGCGAAGGAAGCTTCTGATTCTGCTAGCTCTGCTGCCGGATCAGCTACCACCGCAGGTGAACATGTGAGCAAAATCGAAGAACTTTCTTCTGAATTTAATGTCAATTATGAAAAGTTGTCTGCTGACTTTACCCATAAAGTCGAGACTGAAACGACGAATGCTTTGGGTGCTATCACTACAGCTACAGAAAAAGCAACTGGCACACTTCAACTCACTGCCAAAGACTTTGTACTTGCATTCACTAATCTCGTAGATACTAAAACAGAAGAAGCGACCGGAGCGATATCCGAAGCGAAGAAAGCCGCTGAGTCATCATTAAAAATGACTGCCGAACAGCTTGATCTACAATTCAAGAAAACAGTAGAAGAAAAAACAGAAGAAGCGACCGGAGCGATCACTTATAAAAAAGAATCTGCTGAATCAGATATTCAAGCTTCTGCGGAAGAACTAACAGCTTCTTTCAATAAGAATGCAGAGGAAAAGGTAAAGGAAGCCGACGGAGCTATCACGACATCTAAGAATGCTGCTAAATCGGAAGTAGAACTCACCGCTAAGAACTTAACCGCAACCTTCGAGGAGAATGTTCAGAAGAAAACGATATCAGCAAAAGGGGAGATTGACGCGACAACAGAAAGCCGCAAATCTGAACTTAACTTGACTGCTGAAAGGTTGACCAGCAAGTTCGAGGAAGCTGTCACCGATGCTGAAGGTGATATCATTAAAGAAATCGGTACGCAGGTCACTCAAAACGCAAAAGAGTGGAAAGTTGAAATCATGGGTGAAGACAAGGACGGTAATCCCAACACGATACTTGCTGCTATCAATGCCGATGAATCAGGAATCAAGATCGAAGGAGAACGAGTCCAGATTAGCGGCCAACTTTTAGTTGAAGCCATCATGACCACCGGTATAAACATAGACAACAAATTCATTGTATCGGTAGAGAATGGGAAAGCGAAAGTCACTATGAAAGGTGAAATCTATGCTGATAGCGGAACATTCTCCGGATTCTTAAAAATACCATTTAAAACTTTTAAAGAAGGAGCTATCCCAAATGCTGCTACCGGAGAATATACCGTATCTGACTATTTCAATCTTGAAGCAAAAGGGGAAGATACAGCTACTCGTCTAACTCTCAATTTACCTACTGATGAAAAGTATATTGGTACGGTCCTTACCGTCTATGATAATCCTGTAAAAACAAGAATAGCCCCTATCGTCGAGATTAAAGGAAGGATGTATCACCCTTTAAATGTCGATGTTTACGGACTAAAATTAGTAACAAAAATAGAAACAGGTAAAGGAGGAGTAATACAGTTTATCGGAGTTAGTCGCTACGATGGATGCGTATGGTATGTTATTACTGACAGTCTGGGAGAAAGTACCAGGACATAAATAATACATTATTAATCACTAAAAACAAAACTTATGAAAAAGGTATTTTATGAATCATGGATCGCAAAGTATCTGCTTGGATGCACTTCTATTAAAAGAAAAACCGCCTGCTCATCACGAGTTAGCGGCTGACAAACACAAACAAAACAAACATTAAGGGAAATATTCCCTTACAGAATTGGTGCAAAGGTAATATTAATAATTAAAAGAAAAAATCAAATGAACAACATCGACTCAATTATCATTCATTGTTCTGCTACTAAAGCCGGGCAAGATTTTAAAGCAAAAGACATCGATCGTATGCATCGTGCACGTGGATTCAATCAAATCGGATATCATTTTGTGATAGATTTAGACGGTACCATTGAAGAAGGTAGACCTCTCTCAATAGAGGGAGCACACTGCAACACAAAAGGATCATCCGGTTTATCATACAATAAACACAGCATTGGAATTTGTTATATCGGAGGTCTTGATGTGAACGGGCAACCAGCCGATACTCGTACCGATGCTCAAAAACAATCCATGCGTGATCTCGTAATGAGACTCAAACAGGAATATCCCATTGCTGAAGTTCTCGGCCATCGAGACACATCTCCGGATCTGAATGATAACGGGATTGTAGAACCGAGCGAATGGATCAAAATGTGTCCCTGCTTTGATGCTGCCACGGAGTTTGGATATTCTCCCACAGTCCTGATTCGTCCATAAATCTTTGAAATAAAGAAATCCAATAGTGAGGAAATAGAAAATAATGGGGGAATATAAAGCCCCCAGCCAGTTAGTAGTATCTCACCACGTACTAACAAAATGCGACACGCCGCACAGCTGGGGGCTAAAGACCTCTGCTGCGACGTATCGCATTTGTTTTTACGTGGTGAGGTCACAAAGATAGCTAAATAAAAAAGACAATGAACAAATACTATAAAATTTTGGGCAAAATACTTGATTCAGGGAAGTTACAAGCCAACAAAAAAGGTAATATCAAATATCTCCTGAATGAACAATTACATTTAACTCCTATAGACCTACTTGACATTTTTGAAGGTCACAATATTGCACGAAAAAAACTGAAGAATGAACTTCAGTTGTTCATGCAAGGAGAAAGAAGTGTTGAGAAATACCGGAATGCCGGGATTAATTGGTGGGACTATTGTGGCTCTATCCTAGTGAATAGTTACCCAACTTATTTCGAGAAACTTCCGCCTCTCATCGACAAAATCAACAGAGAGAAAAGGAATAGCAAGAACTATGTACTATTCCTGGGTGCAACTGATGTAGAAAGCAACCAGGCACCATGCCTGAGCTTAGTGCAGTTTCAAATAGATGAAGGAGAATTAGTTCTCTCCGCTTACCAACGTAGTTCTGATGCCAGCCTCGGCTTACCTGCAGATATTTATCACTTATATTTAATGTCAAGACAGATAGATCTGCCATTAAAGTCAATAGCGCTCACGCTTGCAAATGTGCACATCTACGAGAACAACATTGAGAATACTCATAATCTAATCGCAGGAAATGAGAATGTGAAATTTGAGCTAAACGTATAGACATACCTTTAAAATCGTGCGGGCGCATCATTTTTGTACACATTCGTACAAAAATTGTACGCCCGCTATTTTCTAGTAATCAATAAGATAGACACATTCCGTACGAAAGTACAATTTAAAAGGCAAAACTGTTGAAGCACTGTACTCCTTCTTGTTTACTCTCATTCAACACATGAGCATATACTAATGTCTCCTTCAGATCCGAATGCCCAAGGATCTCCTTCAAAGAAGCGATATCCTTAGTCTTACGCAAAAAAATGGTTGCAAAGGTATGCCTACCTACTTTATGCGTTATGTGCTTTTCTATACCGGCAATGACAGCAATCTCTTTTAGATACCGATTCATCGTCTGATCAGCGCACAGTTTCTCAAAGACAGGCCCTTTCTTCCTGGTACCAACAATGTTCTTTAATAGTTGTCTCAACGGTTCTGATACTGGGACCTGAATTGGCATCGGCTTTCTCTTCTTCAATTTCATCCGGAAATAAGTGAAAGTAGTATCAGTGAACTGCTCTAAAGTTAGTTCTTTGGCATCCCCTATATGCAAAGAACTAAAGCATAAGAACAAGAACAGCTCAAGGGTTTTGTGATATTTATATTCTAGATCTCCGGAAGTATATAACTCCATCAATGTTTGCAATTCGTGTTCATACAGATATTCTCCTGAAGGAAGCCCTTTCTTTATTGCCCATTTTTTAAAAGGATTTTCATCCATATATCCCGCATTGAAAGCAGCCAGAACATATTTTTTGATTGTGGCCATGTTTTTATTCGCCGTGTTTTGGTTGTTCTCCAACTCATTCATTAAATGGAAGAAGTATTCGTCAAGCCACTCACTTGTTATATCATCAAAATAAAGGTTAGGATTATACTCCTTCAATTTCTTTATTACTGATAAATTAGTCTTGTAGGTAGAATCTTCAAGTTTTAGAGACTCCTTCCTCTGATAGTCCGTCACAAAGTCAAAGAAAGTGTTATAATCAGTCGGACGATGATATGCTTTAAGAAAAGAGTCCCTGGTAAGTTTCCTGTCACGGAGGCGATACTTTACAAAAACATTGTTTACTCTGGCTAGAATAGTTTCTATAATCAAGTTCTTATCTTTTGCCAACTTGTCTCCTGCCCCAACACATTTCTTCTTATCGTTCCAGTCTTTGATGTCAACTGAAACTTTCGTAGAAAAGTTCACCTTTTCACGATTAACATAAAAGGATAACCACACGACTCCATTATCCGGGTCGCTCCCATAGGTTCTTAGATATATTTTAATGGTTACCATGATCTACAATGGTTCCGTTTGCAGATGAGAATTGATCTCCGGTCTACACCTGCACAGTTTGTCACACAAATGAAGAGGTAGCTAATTAACTGAATATCAATAAATAGCAAATGCCGGACACATTGCTGTATCCGGCATTTTGGCCACTTCGAGGTTCCTGGCGGATTCGAACCGCCGTACACGGTTTTGCAGACCGCTGACTAAGCCACTCATCCAAGGAACCATTATTTCTCGTTTGCGGTTGCAAAGGTAGTACAAATTTTGAAACTACCAACTATCCGCAGCAATTTTTCTTTGTACTTTTTTTCTTTACACCGCACTCTTGACGTTTCTTCTCCATCATATCCTTTAAATCACAGCCACTTACGCAGCTATCACAAGGATTCTCACTTTCTCGCGTACGACGAAAAAAAAGATAAATTCCATATATTACACGGGCAATGCAGAGTACAATCAGTACTCCGACTACCCATTCCTGCCAATTATTCAT